TGGGTTTCTTAACTTTATTTCTCTTGCTACTGATACTCCATCTTTAGTAAATCTAGAATATCCATTTCTGTTAATTAAAACGTATTTACCGTGAGCACCCATTGTTGAGGATACTACATCGGCAGCCTTAGACAAGCCTACTAATACTTCTTTTTTTGTGTCTATGATTCTGGTCATGTATTGCGCTATTTGTTGATAAAAACTGTAATCTGTTTGATTCTTTTTTTCTTCTGACTTGTGTCATAAAAGATTCTTGTTCTGATAAAAATGTAGGAACTAGTATTAACGATGATACTGCATCAAAGTTACCATCTAGTGTAAACTGAGCAATTTGCCGTACTAAAAATATACAAGGTAGTGTTTCTATTAATTTAACTTCTCCGTTACCTCGTGTTACGTCAGTAAGTAATAAGTCATTTGTATCATCTACCATTGTCATTTTACCTATAGCTCCTCTAGCACCTACCATATACCCAAACTGGGTTACTTTCTTTTCGTAGATACTGTCTCCTTTTGCATGCTGGGGTCTTAATGCTAGTAAATGTAACTTACTCTTTTTCTCAAAGTAAGACCTACAAAATTCCCCTCTGTTTGCTTCATATACTAACCCTCTAAATGGGTTACCATAGAATGCTAACAACTTTTCTAAATTCTGATAGTATTGTTTCTTACCTCCTTTAGGTTTACCTATGTAAGAACAAACTAGTTGGTTACCATCATGTGTAACACTGTACTTAGGATTTAAAAATCCATAGGTTACTCCTAACGATGCTCCGTCTTCTTGGTTATCTGATACATAAGGATCATGTACAAAAAAATACATATCGTTAGGTACTGAACCTCTAACTTCTTGCGGTGGCTGGTACATCATTACTTCACCATCCATTCTTTCCATGTCTTTTCTAATTGGAAAATCATAAAAAGGATTAGGATTATGCACTATATCATAAGTTACTCCGTTAGGTTTAGCACTATCCCACCTTAACTCTATAGCTGTACCAATAGTTTGATAGAGCTTTCTGTCCATTAATTGTCTCTCCCTTTCTACTGCTTCTTCATATGGTAGTAAATACTGTGCATCTGTAACCCACATGTGTGATGGTATATCAGGGTAGTTCATACAGTGCATTCTAAGTGTTTTGGGATTTGCAGACTGTGCTGCTTCCATATACTCACTTAACCAATGTTCTCGTGCTGCTTTTACATCTGTATTACCATTTCTATCCTTAAACTGTCTATAAGTCATGTATGCAGGAATAAAAAACCCTATATTACCAGTGTTCTCCCAAACGTCTTCATATTCTACTATATTAAATTGTGCAGGGTTAGTAAACATTTCTTTTGACTGCAATACTAACTCTACGTTTCCTGATGTACCTAGTAGATACTGTATCCCAAACTGTACACCATTTCTTGTTACTGTTGCTTTATTAGAGTTCCATACTTCTATAACGTTATCACTTAATCCAACCTCCTCAAAGGTACTTACGTTATAACGACCTCCTGCTGCTGCTTCTGCTCCGTCTTTCTTGTTAGATGAATAAGATACATGAAACATTCTTGTACCTGTACCAAAACCACCTACCCAACTACCATTAATCTTTTGCTCATATAAGTGTGCCCAACCACCAACTTGTTTGTTACCTGGCTTGATAGGACCATTCATATCTCTGTAGAATGGGTTAGGAGTCCAATCCGAACCACCTTGTTGCCCCCATACTCCTAGCCTTGGGTTAGTTGCAAACTCATTCATTGCATCTACAAGCTTCTGTATAAGTTCACCAGATTTATCTGTCTGCCCAGATCCTATAGCTATTTCTATTTTTTGTACAACTTCTTTGTCATACTTTACTGCTCCATCAAAGCATATCTGATAAAGGTTAACTGCTATTGCAGAAAAAAAACTTTTACCTGAACCCCTTGATCCAAATACAAACTGGTTACTAGCTGGGTTTTGAAACAAAGGTATTCCTAACGGTTCGTCAGTTACTCTTCTAAGGTTTTGTCTTGGGGGTAAGTATTTCTTTAACTTTCCTTTTTTGTTTATTACATTTAGTAATGCTTCTTTTAAGTCTGGATCCATGTCTTCAAACTCTGCAGTGTTAGGAACTCCTTTTTCTACATAATCAAAATACAAACTATCAGAAGTATACTCATCATCATTCTTATATCCTGAAAACCCCCTTGCTTCCCAATGATGAAAAGCTTGTTCCCACTCTAAGTCTTGTATCTTTGGTGCAGTCTTCTTAGTTACTTTAGTAAACTTGTTAGTATCTACAATAATACCAAATTTACCATAAAAGTACAAACAACCTGGCATATGCATCCATTTACCAAACTGCTGTGTCCATTTACCTTCTATACAGTATTTTTTTTCTTGTTGCCAATATTCTATGTATCTTGGGTCACTAGGGTGAAATATTTTTATTTCATCTAAGTTAAATGCTTTTATATTATCTATTTTTACCCAATTAGGCTGACCACAAGTCCAATGTTTATATTCTGTCATACGCTATTCTAGTTTAAAAAGAAGAGAGAGCTTCGGGCTCCCTCCCCAATTCACCTATTGGATTGTCTTTATTTACAAGGGTACAATCTTAAACCCTCTCTGCACAAAGTGTAATCTTAAGAGTACTTTCTTAACCACTCTTCTATATGCTCATGCCTAAGTGTTATAGGAGGATCTATTTGCTTTTTATTTTTAAAAAACGCAGGTATGCCCTTACGTGTAAATACGTAACCTTGGTCTTCTAATCTACCTTTGTTCTCATTAAAGTTTTCTCTCTTGCCCATATCTTCTACTCCTAGTTGTATTCCTAGTATGTAAGCTATTTTTCCTATTTGTTCTTTAGCTGTTCTACATGGGCTACACCATTCCGCGCCTGCTATTACTATCATGAGTCTATTTCTTCTTTTAGTAAATCCATAAGTTGTTCCATTCTTTTTGCATAGTATGTTTCAAAAGATTCATCTATGTTATTGTTTTTGTATACTACGTATAAGGTATTTCTCATTCTTTTAGATAAAGTCTTACCAAACGTTGTATCTGATTTCATTTCATCTAACTCACTAAGCTCCTTTGCTGTAAAAACTTCTGGTTTCATTGTTATATAACAGAAGTCACTCATTCCTAGTATTTCTCCTGCTACATTAGGCTCTAGTTCATCTGTATTAAACGATATATTTACTGTTCTATTTTTTAATCTTTGTACTTTTGTTATTTCTGCTGGTATAGTTACCATAAATTTATATTTATTAGATAAGCCCTCTTTCACTAGCTGTAAGCTTTCTACCGCCCTTTAGTTGAGCTTCTGCTTTTTCTAACTGCCACATTTCTTCTAAGTCTTTTAATTCTTTAAACAAACTTGCTATGGTCTTAGATAAAGTTGCTACCTGCTTTATAGTTCCTGGTATAACTCTTACTTTATTAGTTTCATCTACAGTATCTAGAGTTAGAGTAGTACCATCTATAAACTTTTGGTATCTTTTAATCTGATCTTGGTGTTTCTTTACAGCTCTTTGTGCAAAGGTCATTGTTAGATCTGTATACTCGCCTCTTCCTACTATATATAAAGGAAAATCTATATTAAAATTAGGAAAGAACTTATCTTTTGCATTGTCTATCCTTACTTCCTCTGGTAATGAGTACTGAGGATTTATTTCCTCGTCATTCTCTTCCATTAGAATAATCATCCACATATATTTACTTGAAAGCTCTCCACCTTCGTCAGTAGCATGTAACTCTGAATAAGGCTTTATCATAACAAATTGAGGGTTAACTTCCCAACAATTTGTGTCAGGAGACCACGGTCTAATAGCTTGCATTAGTAAACCCTTTTATTTCTCCTGTATTCTTTTTATCTTTATCTGATAGTACTTCCCAGTTTTTATTTTTAGTAGAATTTACTACACTTTTATAATTCCATCCCAAAAAAAAAGATTTAATTGTCTGTTTTGTATTTGCAATACTGTCTGTCTTCCACTCTATCTGATTAATTATCTCCTGTCTGTACATTTGATTGAAATTTTAAATGTTGAATTGTATTATCAGAAAAAGTCACTGTTATAGTACCATTTTTCTTATATACTCTACTGTTGCTTCTTGGTGTAAAACTAGCTGTTATTACATACCCTGTTTCTGTTTTAGGATACTCAGCTACCGTACACCCACATGAAGTCTTTACTGATTTTATTGTTAGAGGTCCTGTATAGGTAAATACAACTGGTATTGGACTGCCTGATTGTACATCCCCTAAGTCTTGTATTGTTTTGTCCCACATATTAATAACATGATTTTTCGTAGGGGTAGTACTTTCTTTTAGGACATGGTTTAGATGAGAGTAACATCAAGTCTGTGTCGCATCCACATTCTAAACATGGTCCATTTTCAAAGCATTCCTTAGCCCCTGTCTTTTTTCTTAAATATTCTTTTCTGTTTATTGTCTTACCTGTTATATACCTAAAAGCGTAATGCAAACATCCTTGGATAAAATACAATACGTCTTTAGGGTTATACCAAGCGTGTTTTAGCTTGTCGTACATGTAAATAGTAGTTGTGATAAAGGAACTAAAAAATAACCGTGATGAGGGTTAGTTGAATCTGTCGGCATACCTTCAAGCCCTGACTCTGGGTGAATAAAGCTGTTAGTTAGATTTAATGTAGCTTCGTCTGCGTTACCTGAAGGCGTAATCTGTATCATTGCTTTGCCAATTATAATTTCATCTCCTGCTTTAATATCAATAGCATCTGTTTTTAAGTTAGATACTGCTACTGCTTTTTGACTAAACAACCAAGGATCAGATACTGTAGTCCATTTGCCATGCCCTGCATGTGTTGGAATCTCTATTAGCCTTAGTGGTGGTACAAAAACTCCATCTCTTTCTTCTGGCTCAGTCTTATAAGCTCTTACTAGCAAAGAGTAGTTTACGCTATTTAATCCCTTATACATAGGGTCAATGTTTTTGATGTTGGCATTATATTCCTTAACATCTTGTATATCTTGGGTAGTAAATACTTGATCATCTACATAATCTCTTTGATCAGCTACTTCCCCTAGATGAAGACCATCTAGCATGTTGTTCTTTTTCATTGTCTTTAAATTTTAAAAATTTTTCTAATTTAATTACGTCAGCTACCCTGTTGGTTAGGTAATATCTGAGCGTTTTGTAAAAGTTACTATATACAACTTCTACTAATTCTTTAGAATAACCAGTTTCCTTAGTCACCAAAGTAATAATTGTCTGTTGGTTGGTAAGTTTCATAATTTTCTAATCTTGTATCTCCGTTCTCTACTATATTTATTACCATACCATGGTAAAATTGTATATCCTGAAGAAAGTTTAAACCTAACTCTGTTTTTAAAGCTAAATAGTCATAATGATCCATAACTAATATTGTAGGTATTGCTTGATGGTCTAATTGATACTCTCTATATAAGTCATCAATTTCATCTCTTATACTTGTATTCATTGTTTAATCTTTATTGGTAATGTTAATTTAATTTCTTTTTTTTGCGCTATTAAATGTACTAAAGGAGAAAATATTCTAGATAAAGTACCATCTTCACCTATGATTTGCTTTTTAATAAGTTGCTTTCTAACATTAGCTATATGCTGCTTACTCATATACATTTCTTTACTTATCTCATCTAAAACACCTACTCCCTTACATTTAAACTCCGTACCTTTAGACATTAAATATGCTGTCATGTCAAGTTGCTTGTCTGTTAGTATGTTTTGCGTTTCATTTAAAATAAGTAAGTAATACCTGTAAAATTGTAGCTCAGTAGTTTCTTTACTAGCTGTACTACTAAGCGTTGGTTGTAATAAGTTTAATTCCATAATCTTTTGTTTTGTTAGTTCCTAGGTATACCTATCCCCCTGGAAATTTTGTCTTTCTTGAGAGATACTCTCGTAACTCCGTTATTAACCTGTAACTTCTACTCACTGTACGTCACCACTTACGTGGTTACACCCTTGAAGGTACGTCTATATCAACCCTTAGTATTATTCCTTCCTAAGTTTTATATACAGGCAATTTTTGTTATTATCGGGGACATTTCAACCATTATGTTTCTCTGTTATCTCAAGAGCATAGTCTATAACCCAACGTCTGAACTTGTGCTTTCTATAAGGATAGATGCTATTAACCAAGTTGTAATTAGTAGTTGAACTAATATAACAATGCAAATATAAAACGAATATCTGGATTATCCTAATTTTTTAGCACTTATTTTTAAAAAACTTTTAATCGAAGGAGAGTACTTATAAATAAGGGGTTGGGTTCATTTGAGGGTAGTGCATTAGAGCTTAAATATAAATTACATTATTTAAAAAATGGAAATATGGCGTAAAAAGTTGCCTAAAATAAAAAATTTTTTTTTTTAAAAAAATGGATTTGCGTATAGATAACCTCCGTCGATGTATACAAACAATTACCCCAAACTAATTATTGACAGAATTGTACCCCCAGGGTACGATTCATAATTTTTATCGAAAGCTTTCTGCTTTCAAAAATTTCGTACTATGACTTTTAATGATTTGTTAGACACTCTTAACGTTAACTCTCTTTCTTTAACAATGCAGAAAGATTTAGACGGTATTGAGACTGGGTATGCTACTCAGTGGGATGCTTCTACTCGTACGAGAGTAGTTATGTCTCCTGAAGCCCTTGCAGGTGCTTCAGACCCTTCTGTTAACAACTTCGTTGTTATTCCTTCTTCATTAGTTTCTAAGGACAAGACTGTCCTTAACAAAGAGACTGGTGCTGAAGAAACTATTAAGGGACAACCTTATGTGAATAACTTCGTTATTCTCGGTGAGCCAACTATTACGTTTGGCAGACACTAGACTTTGATACACTTCCTCTGAGCTTCGGCTCAGGGGATTAAAGCTTGACCTGAACATGTCGCAAACTGTTCTATTTTTTTGTAGTACATTGGAGATAATACATACGACGGTATGAATCCATAGCATAACTGGGGTCGAAAATGATAAGTCAACGATGTACTTATTGATGCGCCAATGTACTATTTTTACCTAACGGTAAAAACTTGTCACTTTTAAAAAGTGTTATGACATCGTAGTTATAATTACGTTACGGTACATTTACTAATCTTTAAATAATTCATGATTATGATGCATTTGGATACTGTTATTAAACTAGACAGTTTACAAGACCTTTGGACTATTGACACTAATGCTCAGTTTGAGACTATGAGTGGTATAGATACTGAGGGTACTTACATAGTCTTTTATAAGATAGGTAAGCAATACTACAGTGTAAGACTAAACTCTTAATAAGCTTGACCTGAGTATGTCGCAAAAGACTCAATTTTTTTCTTAACCTTTAGAACATTACGTTATGGAATACACAATAGAAGAACTCATTGCAGAGGTACAAGCTTTAACTGATTACTTAACTTGGCTAGATTAGCCAGGTTAAACAGTTGGTTAAATACCTTTAGAAAGAGTCATGATATCGTAGTTTTTGGTTAACATCTTAACCAGGAATCATGACATCGAAGTTTCCTGACTCCTGACTCCTGACTCCTTATTCTTTTACTTGCTAAATTATATAATTATGTTACACCTAAAAATTGTATTCTTTTTCTATCTTATACTATCTATATGCTGCTTTACTACAATATTCGTAGGAGATTTACCTTATATAAGCCTTACCGCTACAATAGGACTAACCGTAGTCACTGTTACCGTAGGTCAATGCATCCAACGATGCAAACAACCTCCCCAATCTAATTAATGGGGTTCGTCCTTGAATAATTCTACTGGATTTACGTAGAATTTTTAATTTTTGTTGGTAAATAGGTTACGTTGGGATTAGTACCAACCATACCTTTTACCCTCTTTTTGACACTTACTTATAATCACATTCCTAATGAATAATTAAATTCTTTTAAAATGAAAGACTTTCTATCAATCCTATATTTAGTTATAGCTCTATCAATACTTCTTATTGGTTCTTTAACTATTATACTTATACTTTCAGATTATCCAGAGATGATATTTGCTAGTATAGCTGTATATTTTACTTTCAACTATTTAGTAGACAAGGTCTAAGTTCTAACCTAGTAATAGAACGTAATTATAATATCAAAATATATTTTCAAATGAAATACTTTATAACAATACTTACATTATTATCTATTACTAATTTCACTTATTCTCAAGACTATAGTTATGTAGATAAACTATCTAACACTAACTATACTGAGTGGAATGGTCAAGTAGGACATACTAGTATAGAAAAACCTGTACGAGCTGTAATAGAATACCAAGGCAATTACAATTTTATATTTAACTTAGTATTAAGTTTAGAAACTAAAGACAAAGGGTTTTTTACTTTACCTTTTAAAGCTACACATAGCACTGCTTTTGATGGCGAAAGTGGAACAGTTATCCTTAAATTAAAGGATTTTGGTAGTCCAGCTTTGTTTATAAAAATACAAATACCAAACAAGCATGGCTTTCAATGTATAGTACATTACTTATACATTAAATCTTTTATAAATGATGTACCTCTTAGAATAGTAATAAAAGATCAAAAGATTATAGACATAATAGATACTCTTACTTCTTCAATAAATAAACAAGAGTATTATGGTATATAAAGGATGGCAGATAGAAGAAGATGATTGGTTCAAAGACAATTATGTTGCTTGGGATTTAAATGATTGTGATAATCACAATATACTGCACAGTATTTCTCTAGAATCTATTAAAATAGAAATAGATGAGTACATTGACGATTATAATTAATGCCTTGAAATAACAGGCGAGTTTGGCAACTACTCTAAATAAGTTGCATTTACCTCAGTACAACATAGCTTAAGTAATCGTTAAGTAATATTGTTGTACTGGGTATTTTAAACAACAGTATAGCGTCTCTTTTATGAGTGAGGTTAGATAGATAGGTAAGGTAACTATGTTACGTGAGCATGGAGTAGGATTGCAATTAAGCAATAAACTGAAATACGCTTTACTTACTAATGAGAGTTCGAGTCTCTTGCGCTATATTTTTTTATTTCCTAACATCATTATTAAATTTATATAAAAAATGAAACTTATTGACTATATCGTAATACTTTACATTATAATTTTTCTAACTTATGTACCATACAAATCTTACTGTATGTATTTAGATAATTTACCAACTAAGAGTTCTGTAGAATATTCATATACAGAACAAGCAAAAGTGTACATAGGAAAAGATAAATTAGAGCTTGAAGTTACATATTGTAACGACAATACTGAAATAAACTCTATGAAATCTGAAATAATAGGTGACTACGTATTTGTAGGGTCATATGAAGATATGGAATCTATTATTAATTTATGTTTAGAGAACCAACCTATCGATAATACTGTTACATATCTTAGAGATTACTATAAAAATATAGTAATAACATCATTAAATAACATTAAAATATAACAAAAATGAGTAAACTATTTAATTTTAAAGCAACAGTATGGGAAACAGTAGTTGTACCTGAACATTTAGAAGATAAAATTGCAACTTTAATTTCTAATGGTATTATACAATCTAGAGAAGAGCTAGAAAACTATCTAAAATCAGTAGGTGAAACTGCTGAGGTTTACTTTGAATCTTCATTTAATGATAGTCCGTTACCACCTTCATTTACACAAATGAGTGTAGCGCAAAATAGTGGTGACCCTACAATAGAAGTGCTTCACGATAATAAAATCATCTGGGATAATACTTTACCACTTACTACAGATAGTTATAAAATATGTATACTTACAAAAACAATTAAAGGATTGTCAGAAGAAAGTATATATGGTACTGAAGAGCAAGCACTAGAGTCAGCATACAAAGATGTAATGAATCCAGTGTATTTTAGAGCTCCTAATAGCAATGATACTCTATCAAATTACATAGATGAATACTACGAGTATGTATCTACAACGTTAGACAATCTAACTGATTACAATATATCTGTTAGATACTTAAACATTAACCTTTAAAATTTATATACAAATGGATAGAAATAATTTTCATACTAAGACTGACTTAACTTATGATTGGATAATAAAGTCAAAGATAGCTACTGAGCAAGAAATTAGATTAGTTACTTCTATAATAGGTTATAATTTAGATTCTTTAAATGATATTATATTTGCTAGAACAGCTTATAAAGATATGACACAACATCCAGCAGGAGAAATACAGTCTGTAACAGAAGATCAAATATCTTCTCTATCTGAACCTATTAATAACATAGAATTTATAGCATGGTAAATATAAAACACAATCTTATCGGAATCTCTGGCAAAATCAGCTCAGGAAAAGATTTAGCAGGTAAGATATTAAACGATCTTTCAGGAAATATTTTTGAAAACAAAAAATTTGCAGATAAACTTAAAGATATAGTTTGCTTACTTATTGGATGTACTAGAGAGCAATTAGAAGATAGAGAGTTTAAAGAAAAAGAACTCGGTGAAGAGTGGAGGCAATATTTTAATGACGATTATGATTTAGTTTATGAAAAAGAAAGCACATTTTCTTCATTATTAACACCTCGTAAACTTCTACAACTTTTAGGTACTGAATGTGGTAGACAAATTATCCATCCTAACATTTGGGTAAATGCTTTGTTTGCTGATTATACTCCTTTAACATCTTGGCTAGTAACAGATGTTAGATTCCCTAACGAATGCCAAGCTATTAAAAATAGAGGTGGTATTGTTATAAAAATAAATAGAGACTCTGATGTAGTAGACAACCATTCATCAGAAACAGCTCTAGACAATTACAATGGATTTGATTTTGTTGTAGATAACAATGGAAGTATAGATGACCTTACTAATAACTTAATAAAAATAATTAACAATGATTAATTTCAAAAAGTATGATGTAGAAAATCCACAAGTGTGGTCACAGTTCAAAAGATTTGCATTTGAAGCTAAAGAAAAAGGCTTTAATAATTACTCTGCAAAAGGTATATTTGAATTGATTAGATGGCATACAGGAGTAAAAGGTACAGGTAATTATAAGTTATGTAATAACTATACACCTGATTATGCTAGAAAGATGATGAGAGAACACCCTGAGTTTGAGGGTTTCTTTAGGGTTAAACAACTTAAAGCTAAAAGATCGTGAAGATAGTACCTTGGGTTAACAAAACGATAACACCTAAACCAAACGGTAGGAGCAGTGATTTTATTTCTGCTTCCTACATTTGGGGATGTAACGGTGGTTGTAAAAACTATTGTTATGTCTATCGTAATCAGAAGCAAACAGTAAATGTTGCTACCAATTTAGATCAAATTGAAGCGGCTGTTACCAAACTAGCAAATAAATTGCCTTTGCACAAGCCACCTAATCAAATATCACAGAATGGTTTGTATTATCTTGATATTGGGTGTAATTCTGATGTAGCACTATACAGTAAAAGAATTGAATTAGAAAGAATACTTAAATTTTATGACAATAATTTAAAACTTAACACTACTTTTGCTACTAAATACTCTAAATTACTGACACTAGATGTAAATCATTTTAATAAAAAACCTAGAGTTCGTGTATCATTGATGCCTGAACGACTAGCTACTGTATTAGAAAGTGGTTGTACATCAGTACCTGAACGTATTACTGACATAAAAAGATTACAAAGTCTTGGTTGGGAAGTACAAATTAATTTTAGTCCAGTTGTATTATATAATAACTGGCAAAGAGACTACAATGAGTTGTTTAAGATTATAGCTAATCAAGATATAGATGTACCTTGTGAAGTTATTATGCTAACAGGATCTGTAGCACCAAATATTCCTGAGTTTGAGCATAATTACTTGTTAAGTAATGAATTTCAAGAAGAAAAAATAACAAAATATGGTTCTAAAGCTAAAAGATATAACTATCATATGAAAAAAGGAGCTATAGAAAACTTTAAAACTATTTATTCAAAGTATTGGGATGTAAAAAACATCAGATACATTTTTTAATTTAAAAAATATTAATTAATCTTAAACTTTAAAAATTACCACATTATGAAAATATCTATATTGAAAGAATTAAATCAATATGTAAACGATTTGATAAAAGATAAAGTACTAACAAAAGAAAATTTTGATGATTGGCATTATATCGCATTTAATCATTTAGATCCATTTGGAGCGGTTCAAATATGCAATAAGTACGAAATATACGGCAAAGAAGTTATTTCTTCGATACAAGACAATTTTCACAAATATTAAAATATTAAAATGTCTTTACTTTAGCTATAGGCTAAACTGGGAGTCCATCATAAAGGTACAAAGAATTTTTGATATAACCATTTGGAACGTGGCTTTGCATTTACCTTGCATCATTGTACAGTTGATGCAAACCACACCCCCAATCTAATTACAGGTTATCTCTGACCTTAAACAGAGTCGTTTTTAATTTAAATATTATATTATTATGAATAATCGTACAAAAGAAGAGTTGTGGTCTTGTAAATCTAAAGACTCATTTAGAAAAATGGTAAGTAGATTAGAAAACAAATTTAGAAGTAGAAAAGACCTACTAGCTAGATTACATAATATTACAGATAATATCTATATGGTTAAGCAGCTTGGATATAATGTATGTGGTGTCTACTCTGAAAAAGAGTTAATCCAAAGATTACAAGGAGTAACAACTTCTTTTGATCTAAAAAGCCCTCTAACTGAGGCATAATATTAAAACCTTTTATTAATAATTAAAATTTTTACAAATGTATTTAGAAATCGTAAACAAGGGAGAAATTAAAACTTCCGAAAAAATTAACAAAAATTACAGAACTGTCTCAGTAAGAGAAAATCAAATGTCTCAATTTACTAAGCCTGACGGAACACAAGGTATTGCTAAAGGAGTAGCAAAAACAGGTACAATAGTAGTTTGGGAAAATAGATGGGATGATGGATTCAATGACTTAGGTTATGATGAAACTGTTGGTTCTTATCTAATGGGTAGTGTAGTAAGACGTAAAGTATTACCTTATGCACTTCCTGATGGACAAGTAGTAAACTCATATAAGACTGTTGTTTTAGGTGATACTACTGACCCTTCTTTTGAGCTTAATATTGAACGTGCATTTAAACGTGCAAATCATGAAATTATGGAAGAAACTGCTATGCCAGTAATGTCATAAAATGTTTATAATGTAATTTAAATAGTTCTGCTGTATTAATTTATAGCAGAGCTATTATTTTTAACATAAAAACATTCTAATGAAATTTATAGGTAAATACATAGTAGAGGGTATAAAAAATACTACAATATCTGAATGTTTAGCTTATTGTAAATCTAAAACTATACTAGGTATAGATATTGAGACAACACCAAAATATAAACAAGGTACGTTTGATGAAACAATATACCGTGGTGGTTTAGATCCTTATCTTACTGAGATAGTTATGTTGCAGATAGGTGACTTAGATATGCAATACATCATAGATGTCAGAGATTTTAGTAAAGAAGAGTTACAACCATTAATAGATTTTATACATTGGAATGAAGATGTTACATTTATAGGTCAGAATTTAAAGTTTGAAGGTAAGCACCTAAGACACAATTATGACATTAGGCTTAAACGAGTTTATGATACAATGTTAGCAGAAATTAGTTTGTATAACGGTCTTAACATTGGTTTATCAATGGAAGCTATGTCTAAAAAATATCTAAATTATAAATCTTCTAACTCTTTTGATTTGTTTAATCAAATAAAAGTTAAAAGTATATCTAGTATTAATGAGCATAGTGACTATAGTATTACTCCTTTTGAGTTAGAAGAGTTAAATATTATAGACAAATCTATAAGATTAGGTTTTTTAAAAATAGAAGACAATCCATTTACATATGAACAATGCAAATATGGTGCTGAAGATATTGTAATACCTTTTCAAATTAGAGAAGAACAATTAAAAGGTCATGATTTGTTAGGTTTTCATTTTTGTAATGAATCTAACATAAACTTTGAGTCTACATATACGCAAGTAGTAGCTGATATGGAGTTAAATGGTATGCCTTTTAATGTAGAAAAATGGAAAGAGTTACATGCGAAGAATAAAAAAATTTATTATAATAGATTAGACATACTAAATAAATATGTTGTTTCTAATTATCCTAAGTTTGGACAAACATCATTGTTTAATCCATTAGGTGATTGTATAATAGATTGGAGTAGTCCTTCTCAAGTAATAGCATTCTTTAGAAGTTTAGGTATCTGCGATAAAGAGAAATCTAAACAAACTAAACGTATGGAGTGGTCTGTAGGAGCTAAAGCAGTTCTTGCTACTTCACCGTTTAAAAAGAATTATCTTACTGATACTGACATTGAAATTGAGTGTTTAAATAGCTTAAAAATGGCTTATTTGTTAGTCAGAAAGTCTCAAATGAATATTACTACATATGGTTTAGATTTTCTAAAGTATGTACATCCTATTACTGGTAGATTGCATCCTAATTATAGGCAACATCTTATTAGTTCTCGTACAGCAACTACTAAACCAAATCTTTTAGCAATACCTGGGTCTCATAGAGATGCATTTCATGCTGGAGATAAATGTTTAGTAGTTAATGACTATAGTTCTCAAGAATCTGTAGTTATTGCAGCATTGTCGCAGGATGAGTCTTTATTAGATTTCTTTAACAATGGTCACGAGTTATTTGGATCTGATTTTCACAGTTATACTGCTCAATTAGTAGGTGAAGTTAGTGATCCTGACTTTAAAATTTATCCTGATAGTCATGATAAGTATGAAAAGTGGATGAAAGGTGTAAGACAAAATACAAAAAGTATTAATTTTGGTCTTGCCTATGGTATTACAGCTATTAGTTTATCTAAACAGCTCGGTATATCAAAAGAAGAAGCAGAAGAATTAGTAAAAGATTACTTTTCTGCTTTTCCTAAGCTAGAAAGCTTTATTAAAAATTCTATGGACAACGCTTTAAATGATGGTTACGTTATATTTGAACCTAATTTAAAAGCTATATATATACAAGATGGTTATAAAGACATAAAAGAGAAAGAAGAATACTGTAGGTCATTTTTCTTTAACGATATGTACAAAGCTTTATTACCTTCACAGAGAGAACTGTATAAAACAAAACTGTACAAAGATAAACCACATATTAAAGAATATTATACTGATATTGGTTTGTTTAAATCTAAATTAGGTAACAGAGGTTGTAATTTAAAAATACAAGGTACCTCTGCCAAACAATCAAAGTTAGCTCAGATCAGATGTAGAATTCATTCTATAGAACATCCAGAGCTTGACTGGGATATCTTATTGTTATTACACGATGAAATAGCTAGTGAGACTACTTGGGATAATGCAGATACAGTTAAAGACTTACAAAATACTTATATGGTGCAAGCAGCTAATTTCTTTTGTCCTGATCTATCATTTAGAACATCAGGAGAAACATCTTACGTTTGGGAGCATTAGTTTTGGAACAATTTAATTAATCATCAAAAAATAGAAATGATGAGCAATAGTAATTTTAAATTTGAAAAAATAGAAAATTTTGTTTGGGCAAACCAGTCCTGCAGCTATAATGTTATTTTTTCATTAGGTAATAGTACAGCGTATTCTGATATGTTTAGACATAATCTACGTGATATTCCATATTCTTATAATGGAACTTATGAAAGCAAAAATACTAAACGAGAAATAATTTTAACAACAAAAGACTCTGCTTGTTTTTCTATGTTGTTTAATAGTATTGATTCAACTGAATTTGAGGATTTTGTAACTAAAATTGAGTATAAAATATTACAAGTAAAAAGACTTTCTGATAAAGTTGTAAAAACTTATATTAAACAGATGTGTAAAGTATTTGGATATAAAGCTAGATTTAAAAAAGACTATATAGTTTTATATAATTGTAAAAATAAGTATTTAACATTAGCTTTGTTAAGTATGTTGCGTATGGTTTATGAATACTACAGATCTAATACAAGAACAGAACAAGTAGCGTTTATAAAATCTGCTAAAAAGTGGAAAACATTTGAAGATATGTTAACGCAGTACAAAACTATACAGCCTGATGATTCTTACGGTACTGGACATGCTCCAGCATGTGAAAAAGTAGTTGTAAAATCTTTATCTGAGTTTATAAAATGTACTGAATATATAAGCAGTGTAAATGAATTATTTTATTAAACTTTATTAAATAAATAAATATGAAAGTATACGTAATAGGTGGAGCTTTAAGTTACGCCAATATAGTAGATGAACCTAATATAGTTAATAATCCTGAAGATGCTGATGTAGCAATACTAACAGGTGGAGAAGATGTAAATCCTGAACTTTACAATGAAATAGCACATTACACAACAAGCTTTAATACTAGTAGAGATGCTTATGAAATTTCTGAAGTAAATAAATGCTTAAAATTAGGATTACCTATTATAGGTGTTTGTAGGGGTAGTCAATTAACTACAGTTATAAACGAAGGTAAATTAATACAAAATGTGGCAGGTCAACCTTATATTCATAAAGTAGTAGATGTACATTTAAATAAAGCTTATGAAGTAACTAGTACTCATCATCAAATGATGTTTCCTTTTAACTTAAATAGGACTAAGTATAAAGTTTTGGCTTTTGCTAAAAACTTAACTCATACATTTGAAGGACTACCTAAAGGCTTTAATAAGCCAGAAATAGAACCAGAGATTGTATATTATCCAGAAACTAATATGTTAGCAATTCAATCACATCCCGAGCATCTTGATGTAGGGAGTGAATTAAGAAATGTTTCTAACTATTATGTTTCAGCTTTAATTAAAAATGAGTTAAAGAATAAATATACCATTGTTAATTAAAAATAATATTATCGCAAAGAAAAAGAATATTAGAGACACAAGACAGTCTGAAGCAGTAAAAGCTTTTAAGAGAGGAGGCATACTTTTAGCTTCTCCTAGATTTGGAAAAACTAAAGTGTGTCTCGAAACTCTTAAAGGTAAGAACATTTTAATTATTATTCCAAACAATGATTTAAAGATTGGTTGGAAAAATGAAATTGAAAAGTGGAAATTTAAAGGTACTTATAAGATTCTAAACAAATCTAGTATTAAAAAAATTACCAATGACTACGATGCAATCCTTATAGATGAAATAGATACTTTAAGCCCTGCTAATATAAAAGGGTTAAAGAAATACAAAAAGATCTTATATGGTTGCACAGGTAGTTTAGGTGAAAAGTCACAGGAAGCATTATCTAAAGAGTTAGGTATGAACATTGTATATGAGTATTCTATAGAACAAGCAGTTACTGAAGGTGTAATTGCAGACTACAGAATATATGTACACCCTGTTGATTTAGATAAGACAGACAACTATGTAGAAATAGGAAAGTGGACTACCACAGAAGAAAAGTCTTATGAATACTGGACTAAAAAACTTAAAGAAGTATCTGCTAAAATTGCAAACTCATATAACAATCCATATAACTCTTTTAATATGAGACAACTTATTCAAGATAGAATGAGGTTAGGATTAATGAGATCACAATATATTAGTAGATATTTATCTAAATTAAAAAAAGCTAAAGAAATAGTTGATAGTTTAGATAGATGTATTATCTTTACATCTAGAACAGATAGAGCTGATTATCTTGGTAATGGTTATCATAGTAAATCAAAAGATGTTTTAGATAAGTTTTTATCAGGAAAATTAAGTAATATAGCAGTATGCAAATATCTTAGTAGAGGATTTACAGATCCTACATTAAAGAAAGCAGTTATACACCACTTAACAAGTTCTCAAGAAGATGCAATTCAGAAGATTCTCAGGACTATGAATTTAGATCCTGAAGGCAATGTAGCAGAGATTCATGTGTGTACTTATAGAAATACAAAAGACACAGATTGGACTACTAATGCATTAAAACTATTTAATCAAGATAAAGTTATATGGCTTGATAAATAGTATTACGTAACCCTTAAAAGCAAAATTATGAATTTAAACGCTGATTTAGAAATTAAGTTTTTAGAATGTGGTATAGATATTGATGTAGGCTATAGTACTTTGCTTGGTGTACATTTCGACTTAAATGTAGAAACGTTTACATCTCAGCAGACTTTAATAAAGTTAGATCAATGTAACCTTATTAATAAAAACTATAAGACAGGTCTATATGAAATAAATGTAGACATATTCAAAGAGCCAAATTTAGATTGGCTAGATGATTACAGAGGATTGTTTAGAGGTATCAGTCCTGGGTCGATGGGAGATCGACAAGGTGTTGCTAAAAAAATGAAAAAGTTCATGAAGACTAGCAAATATACACCAGAAGAAATACTAGCGGCAACTAGCTGGTATATTAATAATACTGATCCTAGATATGTTATGAGAGCACATTACTTTATTGATAAGAATGGTAGTTCTACTTTAGGAGCAACATTAGAAGAAGCCGATTTTGGCGAATTAACAGATGATCTATTTAATAATACATTATAGACTAACTTTAGATTGGAAGGAAAATTAGACATTAATATATTATGGAAAGAATTAATCAGTTACAGGAGATTCATGTAAAGAAAAAAGATGGTATAAAAAATTATATACCTTTTGCTTTTCCTAAGATGTCATCCATGATTCCAGGTATTATAAAAGGTACTCCTTATATAATATCTGCAGGTACTGGTGTCGGTAAGACCCAGTTAACAAAATACTTAGCTGTCATTAACTCTATAGAGTACGCTATAGAAAATAATGTAGATCTAAAAATATTATACTTTGCACTTGAAGAATCAATAGAAGAGTTTACAGATTCTCTGTTAACTTATCTTATACAAAAAGATTCAGGTGTACAGTATTCAGTATTAGATTTACAAGGTATTAGTGATAACGAAGTAGATTTTAATATAGTAAGAAAAAGTCAAGCTAAACTTGAACAGTTTTTAGACTATCTTGAAATTGTAGATTTTATATACAATCCTACTGGAATATTTAAGTATGTATATAACTACGCAGAAGCTAGAGGAACCCATGTTAAAGTAAACAAAGAAGGTGAAGAATATTATGACCATTATGTGCCAAATAACCCTGATGAGCACATTATTATAATATGTGATCACGTTAGTTTACTTAATACAGAAAAAGGTAACTCACAAATGCAGACTATTTTAAAATATTCTGTAGATTACTCTAGAAAAATGTTTACTAAAAAATTCAATTACTCATCAGTTATTGTACAACAACAAGCAAACGTAGGTGAAGATATTGCCCATGCTAAAGCAAATGCTTTAGAGCCAAGGCTAAACAATCTTGCAGATGCTAAGTCAACAAAGAATGATGCACTAATTGTATTAGGGGTCTTTGATCCTTTTAGACACGATAGTATAGTTGTAAAAAATAATTTTAGAAACATTAACTTAAAAAAATGGGCTTTTGATCATGGTACAGATGCTCTTAGATCTATTAACATTATGAAAAACCGTTATGGTAATTCTAATAAGGTCATACTTTTTAAGTTTAATGGTGCTACAAATAATTTTATTGAACTTACTAACGAAGATAGAGAAAAGTACAAATTTATTTAATTTAACAACAAACTTATGACAAAAATCAAAAGTATTTGTGTAGACACATTAACGGCTATACAAGAACGTCAGTATGCAGCAGACAAGAAAAAGCCAGGTCACGATCAGTGGTTTGACTACGGAGTGACTATTGCTAATTTTGTAAATGAGCTAGGTAATCTTGGGTTTGAGATTGTCTTAGTACTAGGAGAACCTGGTACAGGAAAAAGCTCAGGTATGAGAACATTAGATCCAGGTACTAATATCTGGTATAATGCTGACAAGAAAAATCCTACTTGGATTGGTGGTAGAGAAGAGTATGGTAAGAAATTTAAACCTACTCCAAGACTACATCAACTTCCAAACACTTATGCTGACATTATTAACCATCTTAAAGCTGGTATAGAAGCTGATATGTTTGATGATGAGAAAGTAGCATTTGTTAGTGGTCATACAGAAACTTACAAATCTGGTTTAGAAACTAGAGTAAGACTAAAAACCCTAGGTAAATTAGCAAACAAAATGCAGATTGAAGGTAATTTAGAACATGTACTATACTCTGTAGTTAAAAAGAATGATTCTACAGGTGATGCAGAATTTTTACTAGAAACTCAAAACAACGGTAGTAATACTGCACGTAGTTCTCAAGGTATGCTTGAAGGAGTAATACCTAACGATTACAAACTAATTCTAGAAGCAATTAGAAATTATTAATTAATATTTAAATTTAGAAAAATATGATAGAAGGAATAAACACTTCAACAGCCTCAAGTGGAGGCTCTTTTGACTTATACACAGGGTTAGGTCAAGTAACAATTAAAAAAGTAAATCCAACTTCAGAAGAGTTTGAAGCAATTACAGGGTATGCTAGAAATATTAATTATAATCCTATTGGCGAAAACAATCTTATGCCAGTAAGAATCTTAGTACACAATGAAGACGCAGGTTTTCAATTAGTAGACTTTTTACTTGGTAATACTCCAGTAGTATCTAGTACAGGTAAAACTCAATACATTAGTACCAAAGGTAACTTTACATATGGCGCAAGTGAAGATGCGATAACTTCTAACCCTAATATGTCTTGGTTTGGTGAAATAGCAAGACCAGCATTTGTAGGTGAAGAAAATATTATTTCATTTTTCAAGCAAGGTCTTGGTATTGATAAAGATACTGAGTTTTTAAATGAAATTATTAACAAAGCACAGTATAACCCGGCAAATGTATATTCGGGAAATGCTGATAGTTTAAATTTCTTAGCTAACATTTTTACACAAAATCAAATGTCAGTTATTGTACCTTTTGGTGTAAAAGAAACTGTAAACTCAGAAGGACAAAATAGAAATTACCAACAAGTAGTAACTAAAGGTAATTGCTTTTTCCACATGAGCAGTATGAATTATGCTAAGAAGACTTACCAGAAAATGCTTGCAAGACAAATTGAAGCTGGTTACCCTATTAAATTAGCAACTACAGTAGATTTTGAAGTATATACTCCAGAAGCTCCAAAAGTAGGACCAACATTAGGGTCTGTAGATGTAACACCATCATCAGTAGGACAAGACTTTTCTAATATTCCATTTTAATTAATTAACATATAAGAGAGAGGGGTAACTCCCTTTCTCTTATTTTAAAAAACTTATTTATGACAACAATTTTTATGTTAATTTTAATAATAGTTGTAATTCTAGCAATTACTCGTATTTTTATGAGTAGGAAAATAACAAACCCAGAAGAACCAATAGTACCTTCTGATTGGACTGGAGATACACCTTTATTTGAAGGAGTCCCTATAGTAAAGAAAATGCCTACTCAAAGGTATATGCCTATTACTAAAAAAACTATAGTTTTAAAATGTGGACTTACACCTTCTGAATTTGAAAAAGCTTTTATAGACGGAGACGTAAGAAATAGTAATGCAACAGTTATTAAATGCATTGCTATTGAAATTAAAAATATAGTTTTAGACTATAGAAGTAAAGCAATAGAACCTATTTATTTAATGTGTACTAAAAAAGATTTAGCTGCAAAATTAGGAGTTAGCACTACTAGTTTAAATAAATACTTTAAAGGTGATACGCTTAGTTTAAATTCAGAAATAGAAAAATTATTAGAATACGATGATCAATGGAATATCTTTAAACTTAGACTCCCTACTTAGGAAGTACCAAGAAGATATATTTGCTCAATACTTAGGAGAATATCCTAATCTTTCTAAAAGATACAAAAGTTTATTGAGATCAGGTGATCATAAATCAGGATGTAGGTTAAATTACCACCAAGGTATATTGTTTTTTATAGACAATGCTACTTATAATGGTAAATTAGCATTTACTGCATTTGATATAATAAAAATAAGAGAAGGACTTACTGGTGTACAAGAACTAATTGATACAGTTGTAAACACCTTTAAACCTTCCCTTGTTACTCATACAACAGAGAAAGAACAAAACATTAGTATTTTTACTAAAGATGTTCCTTTTACTGATAGTAATAATTTATTATCTCATTTACAATTAACTCCACATATTTTAAACTCTGATCCTGAAATACATTTAGTAAAAGCGTACTGGACTAATACAAAAAGTGACAATGAAATTTTAAAAAATAGATTTCATGATCCTAATGTAATACCCACTTTAGCTTATAAGTTCCCTAATGGAGCTGTAAAATTGTATTTTAGAGGTCAAGAGTTTAAATGGTGGAGTAATTGTACTGATGAAATATTTAACAGTTGTTACTTACCTGAGTTTAATGATTCACACATTGTTGTTACTAGCAGTAAGTTAGATGCTCTTATACTATATAAAGTATTTGGAGTACAAACTATTGCAAAACAACAAGAGTACGGCAGTCTAAATTTAGATATTAGTAATTTTAAATCTAGATATGTGCTGTATGATAATGATAGAACTGGTATGGTTGAAGGAGGCAAATTAGCTTCTTCTTTAAACGCAGTACAGTTATTTTTACCAAAAGGTAATGATACTGCAGATTTAATTATAAAAGATTTTATAACACTAAAAACATTTACAAATGATATATTATGTAAAATATAGAGATAAGTATGCTTCTGTTACTAATTTAAGAGGCGATATTGAAGATTATTTAGAAAGAAGAGATTGGAATTTAGATATTTATTGTGAATTACGTAAAAAGTCAATTAGTTTACAAAAAGAAGACTTAGATGGTCCTGAAATTTATACAAGAGAAATAGACAGACCAAATTTTGAGATACAAGTCCCTGTAAATATAGATAATTTAAACTTAGTCAATGGCGATGATTTTGAGTTAACTAGAGATGATGCAAGGATTACAATATTAAAATTAAACAATTATTTAAAAACTATAACAAATTTCGTATGTGTAAAGTAGGACTAATTTACCCTAATTTAAATTATCAAGGAAAGTATGAAGTTAATGGTGCTTATGTAGATTATTTTTCTAAGTTTGGAGAAATTGTACCTATAACACCTGAATGTCCATACGTAGAAGACCTAGATGTCTTAGTTTTGACTGGAGGTGCTGATATTAATCCTATTAGATATGGTGATTTTCCGAAAGAATCAGGAGCACCTAATCTAGAATATGATTATTTTGAACAAGTAATGCTAAGTTTGTATATAGATGCTAATATTCCTATTGTAGGTATATGTAGAGGTATGCAAGCTTTGTTTGTACATTACGGTGGTAAATTAAATCAACATGAAGATTTACCAACAAGTACATCTAAAGGTAATTATCTTACCCAGCATTTAAATATGGGGAGTAGAGGTAAAATTGTAGAACACTTAAAGCTAACACCTAGCTTTAACCACTTGAAGAAACTAAAGAAAGTTAATCTAGGAATTAATTCTTTACATCATCAGACTGCAAATTTAAAAACTATGCCTAAAGAGATAGTTCCTATTGGTTATTCTGAAGAGAATAAAAACTTAGAGCTATTTACAGTAAAGAATAAAAACATTTTAGCTTTTCAAGGACATGTTGAAGAGTTAAGCAATACAAAATTATTTGATCATTTAATAAAAAATACTATCAATGGAAAATTGGCTAATTGGAACTGATTATGAATTTGGAATCTCTAAAAATGGAGAACCTATTTCAATCGTAGGGAAAATAGGAGGTACAAAAAACGAACCTCTAGATATTGGGAATGGATGTGCAAGACAAGAAGATAATGTAAATGCAGAGGTAACACAACCCCCTGTTAATAATTTTAAAGATTTTGTTAAGTACATTGAATATGGACTAACGACTATTAAGTCAATGGTTCCTAGTCACGACCTTAACTTTAATTCATTAGAGATATACTCCGATGAAGAATTAAACACGTATGAAGCGCAAGTATTTGGCTGTGAAAGCAGTTTTGATGTCTACGCTAGAGGATTAAGCAAGCCAGCAGTGGCTACTAACCCTAATTTAAGAAGTGCTGGTTTTCATATACACTTTGGTAATGACAAAATAGCTAATAACAATCAAGAAATGGAAAAGCTTGTAAAGTTATTTGATAAATATGTTACTATACCATCTATGTTAATAGACCCTGAAAAAGGTCGTAGAGAACTTTATGGTAGAGCAGGTGAATTTAGAATGAAATCATACGGTTTAGAATGTAGACAACTTGGTTCATTCTTTTTATCTGATTTTAGACTTATTGAATGGGTATGGGAAGGAGTTCAAAAATGTATTACTCAGTATGAGCTTGGAGAAGATTTAAATTTAGATTCTATGTTTAATAGAAATGATATAAATGATTCTTGTATTGCTGAAGATATTATTAATGGATATGATTTACAAGCTGCTAAAGAGTTTTGTGACGCTAATAATATTAATTATTTAAAAAAAGAAATATGCAAAGAGCTTATGTCTATGGTAGCTTAAGAAAAGGACACTATAATTTTAAAAGCTTTTCAGGTATTTCTTATATTAAAACAACTAAACTAAAAGGATGGGATTTATTTTCATTAGGCTCTTATCCTGGAATAAAACCAGGTAAGGGTACTTTAGTTGTTGATTTAGTAGAAATGGATAATGAAACTTATAAACAAGTCTTAAAAATGGAATTAGGAGCAGGCTATTCAGAAATAGATATTACTATTGATGGAATATCAGGTAAATTTTTCCCTTATAATTATAATTTAACAGAGTTAGTACCATCAGGAGATTGGTCTGACTATAAAAAATATTAAAATGTGTGGAATTAGTGGAGCTATAGGCTCTAAAATAGACATGGAAAAAGTTAAACTATTAGGTTTACTTAATGAAGATCGAGGCGGTGACGCTGTAGGTATTTATGCTAATAAAACAGTATCAAAAACAATTAAAAGTTATTATCATCTATTACAACAAGATGACTTTCCTAAAAAAGCAAAGGGGATAGCCTTAAATCACTCTAGAAAAAGCTCTAGTGGAGGTAATAACATATTAAATGCACAGCCATTAATGGTAGATAATGATGTATTTGTATTAAATGGTACTGTAAAAAATATAAATACTTTAGAAAGAATTACAGGAATAGAAGAAGAGCAGTTAGATAATGATACAGCTTATTTGTTTAGGTTAATGAGAGCTGGTAACACTGAATGGTTAAAATACTATACAGGTGGAGCTACTTTTGTATACAGACATAAAACTAAAACTACGTTTTGGGTCGGTGCTGCTAATGGAAAAGTAGAAAGACCTTTAAGTTTTTGTTATGTAAATGGTACTATGTATTTTTCATCTTTAGAACGAGATTTAAAATTAGTATCAGGAAATAATAAGATTACTCATTTTAAAGTAAATACATTAATTACTGTAGATAATGAAGGTAATATTGTATTAGAAGAACCTATTGATAGAACTATACCTCATATTGAGCTTAGTAATTTACAAAAGAAACTTCTTGCTTGTCCTTATAATGAAAGCTATTCTACTTTAGAGTCTTTAAACGCTGGTAATAATGTAGTAATATTTTGTGGAGGTGCTTATTATTTAAATAATGAGTTTTATACAGGTAAAGCTAAACTTGATAAGCATTCTAAACTTATTAAAACTACTATGCAAGACTCTATGGCAACTTATTTCTTTAAAAATGGCATATTAGTAAAAGACAATTTCTTTAAAAGTGGGTATAATAACAGTCATTTAGCATTGTATTCTAATACAGGTTATGACGAACCTACAATTGAAGATAGAATTGTATCTAATGCTCATACTATTGGGTTAAGTGATTCAGATTATGGATTAATACAAGATTCTATGAGTTCAGAAATGTTATATTATAGTGCAGATTTACATAGTCATTTTTACAATGGAGCTTTAGCTGATGGAATTATTAGTCCTATTGGTTCTTCAACTCATTACCATTTTAGTAATGGTCATTTTGTAAAGATGTCTTATTACTCTCCAGAAGAATTTATGGACAAAGTAGAAGATCTACATAATGATATAGATAATTTACTATATGAATTTGATTTAGAAGATTTAGATGTCGAAGGAGCATCAATATTTGAAACTTTAAAACAATACAAACAATATGTTAAGAATAGTAACGAAGAGTGGAAGAGTATTACTTAAAAGTGCTTGTACTCTAATTAATAATGAATGGTATGAAGTAGGTAACCGTAATAAATTTGAAAGTGGTGAAGTATATCAAATTGGAGCAAAGTTTAATTTTGCTAATGAACTATACTGGAACGCTAATAAGAAAAGATATTACAGACTTACTGAAAATATAGCATATGGGTATAGCAAAACTTTTAATAATTTATGCCATTTTAAAAAGACAAAGTATACAGTTAAAATAGATAGGTATAAAGAGTTGTTTCTAGAAGATTATAGAGATTTTCCTACTATGAACTATAATGGTAGATTTAACATTTTTATGGAAGGTGAACCATCTGCTTATGTAGTAAGTTATGATGATTACAATACAAGGCTGTATGGTGCTGATGATAACATAATGTTTGATAAAGCTTGGGCAGCATACCAAATAAAAACTCAAGTAGCTGCCGCAGAAGAAAATGTACCTAAAGTTAACATAGTGCCAGAACTATTTGATTATAGTTTTGGAGTAGAGTTTGAAACTTCTTCAGGATCATTACACAGTACTATGTTAGAAGATTCTTTCTTAATACCTGTAAAAGATGGTAGTATTGATGGTTATGAGTATATTAGTGTGCCTATGCAAAATGAATTAGACACTTTAAAAACTCAATGCCACTATTTATCTAGACAATGTAATGTAAATAAAAAGACAAGTACTCATATACACTTAGGTAACTTACCTAGAACTAAAGAGTTTGCACTTTCTTTTTACATACTTATGTATAGATTTCAAAATGAGATCAATGCAATGTTTCCACCACTTAAAAAGTTACTTAGATCTTTAGATGATCACGGTAACAAAGAAGCAAAGGATTACTGTAAGTTTCTACCTGAGTTAAATTTAATGTATGGTAGGCATTATATAGATAGAAATGGAGAAATTGACCAAGATGAGTTAGATGAAGGGTACAGAGATCTTTGGACTTTTTGGAATGATGGAGAAGCTCCTAGTGAAAATTTCAATCCACAAAATAGAACACACCGCAAAGCTCATTTAGCTAAATGGAACTATGTAAATAGGTATTCTATTGTGAATATGAACAATTATTTTTTTACTAATTCTAGAACTATTGAGTTTAGATACCATGAAGGTACATTAAACTTTGGTAAAGTTAGTAATTGGATTTTATTGAACATAGCGTTTGTAAAATTTGCTGAAAATCATGCAAAAGAAATACTTAGTAGTAATACTAAGATTACATTTAAGGATATTTTATCCGAACTAGGTAATAAAAGCCTAGAAACACATTTAAGTGATTATATTTACGAAAGAAAAACTGAAATGAGTAGACATTACTCTGCACAGAATCCTTTTTATCAAATATATGACTTAGATAAAACAAAAGAATGCACATGGCAAAATCTGAAGTAGCAGCCAAAAGAGGTAGAGTAAATAGGAGAAAAGGACACGATTATGAAAGACTAATTGTGAGAGTACTTAAAGATTTAGGCTGGACTAAAGCAATGTCTACAAGAGCATGTAGTAAACTACTTGACGATTGTAAAATAGATATTGCACCTAATGGTCCAGTTACTGATAATTTAGATTTTCTAATACAATGTAAAGCAGGGTATATAAAGCAAAGACCCAAAGCTGATGTTGAATTTAGAAAAATGCTTGAAGGTTTGAGCGAGTATTTTCCTTCCGATCATACAATATTTAAAGCAAAAAAGTTTTTAATGCACAAGTTTGGCAGAAAAGATGAAGAACATCTTGTCACAATGACATTTAAAGACTGGGTTGCAATAATGCAAGAGTTAGTCTCATTAAGAGAAAAACATGTGGAGCAAGAAAAACCAGATAACAATTAAACCAGGCATTCAATATCAAAACAAAAGCTTACAATACCTATACCCTAGTATTAGATTAACTAACAAAAGCATTTATGCTTACTTGTTAAATAATTTTGAAATACTAGGGGTAGGTGTAGGCGATTTGGCATACGATATTAAATCTACTTTAGACGATACTTTTTATATCCTTGTTGATGTTTATGGAGTCTATAAAAATGGATCCTACATACAAGAAGATTACTATAGAAGAAAGTTTGAAACAGGATTAGCTATGATTAAACAAAAAAAAGGGTTTGTAACAGACTATACTTTTAAAGATAATCAACATATGATAGTAATAAATTTACCATACTCTAATATGAAGATTGATTTTTTACAAGGTAACTATAGTTGTATTTACCCAGAGCCTCAAGAAATTGATTTATTATTTCCAAAAAGTAGAATGCTAAAAAAGATTGAAGTTAGAAATCAAGATAATTTAGTACTGCATAAAGACGTACAAGCTAGACCTAAGTTTAGGGAGCTGTTACGCAATGAATTTGGATTTACTGAAGATGTTGAAAGAGATGTCGAATTTGATTTACCACCTTTATTTAAAGAAGAGGTGTTTAATCACCATTTATTAACAGAATTAATGACATTCTAATGAACCAAAATATAATGCCTAATAAAGAGAGGCTAATACTAACTGGTAAGCATGGAAGACCTTCTACTATAGAAGCTTTTAAAGATTGCCAGTTAGGAGAATTAGTACAGCGTAGGCAGTTTACAAAGAAAAATGGAAAGTTTGTTAAGTACTATAGAGTATTTGATCAGCTAAACAAAATTAATTACAGAAAGCATAAAACAAATAGAATAAATGCAAAAGATTCTATAGTTCTTAGGTGGGGTACACAAGAACCTTTTGATACTAATAACAAATCAATAGTTTACAATAAGATACCTGGTCTACAAAATGCAACTAATAAAGGCTTATCTAGAGTCTTAATGCATAAAGCAGGAGTTAGAGTACCTACAATTATTACACCTAAAAATATAACAGAAGATCATCTACCTATTATTAGTAGACCTTTTGTACATAGTAAAGGTAAAAACTTTATAGTATTAAATACTATTAAAGAATTCAATGCACATTATAGTCCTGCAACTCATTACTATGCAGAGTTTATAGATAAGCAGTTAGAATTTAGAGCTCATGTTGGTCATGGTAAAGTACTAAGGCTAATGGCAAAGCAAAATCCTAACAATGGTAACTTAGCTTGGAATATTGCCGCCAATAGAGGAGGTAATGTAGCAGAAGATGTAGGAGGGTTTAAAGTTATTCGTTGGAATAACGCAGAACCTTATTTAGATGTGCTAAAACAATCAGTACATGCAGTTGAAGCTTTAGGATTAGACTGCGGTGGGGTAGATGTAATGTTTAAAGATGGTAAAGCTTATGTTCTTGAAGTAAATACAGCTCCTACTTTAAACTCATGTCCTACAACAGCTAAACGATGGGGCATGTATTGGAATTGGTTATTTAATTCTGAGTCTAGAAGAGATCATTATGATTGGAGAATATGGCAAAAAGCTAAATCTTTCTTTTTTAAAAACGAACAATTAATAAATTAATATGATTTCAGAAATAGAATTAGAAGAAAAAATGAGTAATACTTCTAAAATTGCTTTAGATAACGTAATAATAGCAGAATTTGAAAAATTAAATACTAAAAAATTTGTAAATTCAGGTATTTTAAACTATCTTTACGTTAATAATAATAATTATGAAGTATGGTGTGAACCACATGAACTATCTTATGATAAAGATTGGAATTGGCTAATGAAAGTAGTGGATAAGATAAACACTATGGATAATTATAAATTTTCTGTTAATATTCATTATCATTTTACTACAATAACAAATAACTTTACTTTAATGGATATAGTAGATGAAGGTATAGACCACGACACAAAGACTAGTTGTTACAGAGCAGTAGTAGAATTTATTAAAAAATACAATAATAAAAATAATGGCTAAAAATAAAACACGTAAACAAAGTACTGGTAGAGTAACCAATACTTTTAATAGTTTAAAGTCTGATAATATAGTTCTTACAAGAGATCTATACATAGCTGCTGGTATAATTGACAAGCAACAAGCTGAAATTAAAAGCAAAGATGATCAGATAGTAAGACTAAAGAAAAGACTTCAAATTGCAAATATAGAAGATTTAGGAGAAGATGAGTAAGCTAATATTAACTGTTGGTATTCCTGGTAGTGGCAAATCTACTTGGAGCCAGCAGTACATTCGAGAAAATCCTAATACTGTTAGAGTAAATTCTGACAGATTAAGAGAAATGTTATTTGCCTATAATCCTGCTAAAATAAAAGAATATTGGAAAAATAGTAATTTACAAGATACAGAATCAATTGTAAGAAAAGTTGTAAGAAACATAACAACTAATCTACTTAATAAAAATATTAATGTAATTGTAGATGCTATGAATTTAGATGAAGCTGTAATTACTAAATTTATTAATATAGCTAAATTAAACCAATCTTCTGTAGTAATTAAAGAATTTAATACCCCACTAGATACATGTGTAAGAAGAGATCAGCAAAGAGAAAGATATGTGGGTAAAATTTATATAACTAAAAAACAAGAGCAATTTACAAAATTAAAAAATACTGAATTTTACATTGCTCTTCCTAAATTAATTTAAAAACAAATAAACTTAATGAGATATTCAATATTACCAGTAGAACATATAGATATTTGGGACAGATATAAATCTGCAGAAGCTCAGAGATGGGATGCCCAAGAAGTTGATCTTAGTAAAGATAAATTTGATCGACTGTCTGATAGAGAACAAGATGTATTAAAACAAATACTAGCGTTCTTTGTAGTTAGTGATGGTATTGTAAATGAAAATTTAGCAGATAACGTATGTCCAGAGATAAATATACCTGAAGCTACTTTCTTTTATGATTATCAAAGATATAATGAAAATGTGCATAATGAAACATACGGTCTACTTATTGATTCTTATATTAAAGATCCAGTAGAAAGAGACAAAATGTTTTCTCCTATAGAACATATGGAAACAGTAAAGAAAAAAGCTCAATGGGCTTTAGATTGGATTGGAGAAGACTCTAGTTTAGAAGAAAAAATAATATCTTTTGCATGTGTAGAAGGTTTAGCTTTTCAAGTATTATTTTCTTATGTATTTTATTTTAGAGATAAAGAGTTTATGCAAGGTTTATGCCAAGCTAATGAGCTAATCCTAAAAGATGAGCAAAGTCACTATGAATTTGCAGTACATATGTATAAAAATCATTTAAAAAAAATAGACGCTGATACAATTAAAAAGATAATTATGTCTTGTTATGATGTAGAAGTTACTTTTATTAAAGAAACTTTAGGCGTAGGATTACCAGGATTATCTCCTGAAATGATGAATCAGTTTTTACAATTTGTAACTGATAGAGTGTTAGTTGATTTTGGATTACCTAGAGAGTTTAATGTTACACAACCTCTTGCTTATATGGATAAAGTACTTATGGAAACTAGAAGTAATTTCTTTGAAGCTAAGTCAGGTACATATACTCAGGTTACAAGGTCAGAGACTAAATTTGATGAAGATTTTTAAACTAAAAATATAAAATATGGCAAATTATTGTTATAACTCACTTAATATACTTGATGCAGATAGAACAAGCATTAATTTTATTACTAATTGGTTAAATAAATATAGAGAATTTAATACTATGAAAGAATGGTACGATGAATTATTATCTGTACAAAATAAAATAGACGAACCTTGTACTAGATGGTTTGAATTTGAGTATTCAATTGATGTAAATTCTGATAATTCTCAAGAATTATACATTTCAGGAGACACAGCTTGGGCTCCTACTGAAAAATTAGCATTAGCCATCTCTAAAGAATTTAACTGCTGTGTAAATTTAGTATATGAAGAGTCAGGTAATGACATAGGTGGAGATATAATTTACGAAAATGGAGAAATAAGACCTTTATATCAAGGTACTTATCATGGATATAGACTTTGGGATGAAGGTGTAGATTATTTATACAGAGAGATAGATAATTACTTTGATGACGGCTCAGAGCCTACAGAAGCTGTAGAATTTTTAGAAGATATTGTATCAAGAGGAGGAGTAAAAGTAAGTGATACTGATCTTGTTAAAATATTTACACATATAAAAGATAAGATAGATGAAAATAACAAAAAGTAATAGTACAAAACAATCTTTTAACCCTAATAAAATACTAAAAAGAGTCCAAGATCAAAGTAAAAATCTTAATGTAAATCCAACTATAGTAGCACAAAAAGTAATTGCAGGAGTGATGGATGATATGGAAACAAAAGATATTGATGCTCTTATTGCAACTACTGCTGTAAATTTAATTTTAGAAGATCCAGATTATAGTTATCTGGCTTCTAGAATTTTAATTACTAGACATGCTAAAATTATTGGTGTAGAACCAGTAGAAACTGACTTTTTATTTGATTATAAAGGATTTAAAAGCTATTTATATAAGTACTCTAAGAGAGACGATTTAGGTTTCCCTATAGAGTTACCTCATATGTCTTACAAAAGGGTCACTAAGGCTCTTAAAATGGACTCTGAGTTCTATAATGCTTTGTGTAATCACGAGATTTCTATGGCTACACCTATATCTGTAAATGCAGGTAGAGATTCTGGTGCAATGATTTCTTGTAACTTAACAACTTTAGTGGAAGATTCTAGCGAAGGTATTTTAAAAACATTAGAAGATATATCACAAAGCTCTAGAGATGGTGCAGGAATAGGTTTACATATACATAGTCTAAGATCTAAACATTCTTTAGTTTCTTCTTTTAAAGGAAAAGCAGGCGGAGTTGTAAGATTTTTAGATATGGTACAAAGTCATATGAGATTCTTTAAACAAGGTAACAGATCAGGTAGTGCTGCTGCTTATCTTGGTGTATGGCATAGAGATGTAGAAGAGTTTTTAGAATTAAGATTGCACGCAGGAGAGCAAAGAATGAGAACTCCAGATTTATTTACAGCAATATGTTTACCAGATCTTTTCTGGGAGAAATATATTAATGATGATGAAGATTGGTATTTGTTTTGTCCTCATGAGGTACAGAAGGCTGGCTTTGAAAACTTATATAAGTTTCATGGCTCTGCTTTTACAGAGCAATACAATAAGCTTGTAAATGCAGGATTAGGTTTTAAAGTAAAAACTTCTGATATTTTATACAAAATACAAAAGAGTATGGCTGAAGCAGGTCTACCTTATGTAATGAATTGGTGTAATGCAAATAAAAATCATCCTCAAAGTCATTTAGGAACTTGTACAGGAAGTAACTTATGTATTGAAATATATCAAATGTCAAGACCTAATTATACAGCTCAGTGTGCTTTATCTAGTATACCTCTGCATAATTTAGAGCTTGATGACTTTGAAGAGCTAGGTAGAAGAGCTAAGTTAGTTACTAGAGCTTTAAATAGCGTAATAGAAAACAATAACTGGTCAACAGAGGGTGCTGCTAGTGCAGGTAAAGAGCAACGAGCTATTGCAGTAGGTATAGCAGGATTAGCTGACTATATGGCTAAACACAAGATTGACTTTACAGGATCAGAAGCACAAAGGTTTAATAGAAAAATGGTAGAGACAATTTACAATTCTTCATTAGAAGAAAGTTGTAGGTTAGGTAATGAAGGTATCTATAAACCAGTATTTCCTAAGATTTATAAAGATGGTAGAGTAAATTCTACGTTTGTAGCATTAATGCCAACAGCTAGTTCTGCTACATTAGTAGGTTGTTATGAATCTTTTGAACCAGTCCAAGCAAATATTTTCCAAAGAAGAATAGATGCAGGTGAGTTTACTATTGTTAACAAGTATATGATTAAAGAGTTACAAGAACGTGGTATGTGGAATTTAGATACTAGAAATCAAATACTAGCAAACAATGGCTCTGTACAATCTTTAATTATTGATGATGACTTTAAACAAAGATACAAGACTATATGGGAGCACTCTCAAAAGTCTTTAATTAATCTTGCTGGTATTAGACAAGAGTTTGTAGATCAAGGACAGTCAATGAATTTGTATTTTCAAGATGCTACAACTGGTAAAATAGGTGCAGCATTAAAATATGGTTGGAATTTAGGATTACCTACAGGTAGTTATTATACTAAAACACAATCAAAGATTGATGCTCCTGTTAGTCTAGTACAGACTAAATCAGAAGTTAGTCCAGGGTGGGAAATATCCTGCTATGGGTGTGAAGCATAGAGTAAAGCCCTAGTAACATAATAGTTGCTAGGGTATTTTTAAATAAAATTAAATTAAAATGAAAATATTATTTGAAGGTACAGAAGAACAAATAAAGTTATTAGAGTCAGAATTTGAGATGCTTATAATAGAGCATGGAGATGAAGAATTACCTACTATAAGAAAAGATTACCAAACTAAAAATCTTTGGTCCGTAAAAGATGTACAATCTAAGTTTAACTGTACAGATGAAGCTGCATTATTAATTTTAGAAAATGCATTAACCAATGAAGCTACTATGGAACAGATTTGGTATGCAATAGAATCTTATAGTGACGTTAATTAAATTTTAAAAATAAAATATATGAGAGAAGATAATAAAATATTAAATACTTTAGCTGAAACAATGTTTTCTACGTTAAATAGGCAAAGAGTAACTATTGATGAAATAGAATTTATTATAAATAATACTAGAGAAAATGGGTATAAAAACTTTAAAGTTGCTTTAGAGAGTATTGCTTTATTAATTCAAGAAAATAATTAAAAATGGATTTAAATAAAATAGAAAACATTGAAGTAGATGGAATAGACACAGCAGACTATCCAGATTTTTGTGATGCTTATATAGCTGCTGCAGAGTACAATGGTAAAGAACTAACTGACGAACAGTTAGATGTTTTAAATAATAATAGTAATTTTGTATATTCTTGTGTTGTTGATTTAATTTGGTAATTAAAATTAAAGTATATGAAAACTAAAAAAGAAGTTAACACAAGAATTAGACAAGCAAGAGAAGTAGATGACTTAGATTTAGTTGTAATGTTAGAACACTATCATCAATTAAGATTTAATTGGATACCACAAGTTAAAGAAAGATTTTTAGAGCCTAATAATAATGGAGATTTTACACCACATCAATGCCAACTAAAAGAAAGTGCAGTTAAAAGTTGGATAAAGAATTATAAAACAATAAAATAAAATATTATGAAAAAGTTATTTATAGCATTACTATTTTTACTACCCATACTGTGCAATGCTCAATTAAACAAAAATATATGGAAAGTATCTGCAATTCAATTTTTTGCTGGGGCGACTGATGGAGCTAATCAAGCATATCTATTTCATTATAACAATAGCGGTAAATTTGAAAAGTGGGGTATAGCTCCTAACGAAGTAGCTTGGAAAAACAAATGGGCAACAGACATTAATGGTAATGTAATTGTAGGACAAGAAAGGTTTTGGCTTTCTAGTAGCTCTTTAGTTTTTTTGACTGACTTTCATCACGCAACTAGATTTGTAAAACATAGACTTAATGAAACATCTTTATTGTATTACGCTACAGGACATAGGACTAAAAAGTTTTATTGGAGTAATGGTAATAAAGAATCTAGAAAAATAAAAAAGAAAGAGTGGTATTGGTATGTGGCAGATATAGCAATATCTTTTACTGTTAGGTCTATTGGATTTTATATTACTTATGATGTAATTTTTAAATAATTAAAAATGGGATCTATAGCAATAATAATAACTATAATACTTTTTTTTAGTTTATTTTTTGATGAAAGTGAAGAAGTAATTTAATTAAAATATTTAAAAATATAAAATAAATGATACCTCAACAATTAGAAGACAGTTTAGATATGATACAAGAGTGTATAGACTGTGAAATGTTAATGTACTATGAAATAGAAACATATAATCAACTCCATGGTACTTTTTATGATGCACAAACATTAATAGATGAATACAGACAGAAATACGGTATTAAATCTTTTACAGAGAAACAATATAGGGAAGCTTATGGCGTTGTATTTGTGGGAGATGAAAGGCATACGGATAACACATTACGAGTTACAAAACATCTGTAAATATCCTTATTTTGTAGAATACTTAATAAGTTATATATATTGGAAATACAAAATAATTGATATAACATTTAAGAATAAAAGGTTTTTAGTATAAATAACAGACCCCCTACCAAAATTAATCAGTAGGGGGTCTTTACAAATATGAGTGGAACTTTTTTTTATCAGCTTGAAGAGTCTTGCCTAATCGTTTGTACTCCACAAACTATACTTTAGTGGTCCTTGCTTTAACCATCTGTTAGCGTACTTAGGATCTTTACTAGCCATTATACCTTTTACTCCAGGTATTAGCTTCATAAAAGCTCTTTGATTCTTTTTCCATCCCTTATAGTTACCTGATTCTATTTCATCAGTGTCCCATATCTTGATAGTATCAATTATGTTTTGTACTTGTCCTGTTGCAACCATTGGGTTTTTTAGAATCTCTGTAGTTTCTACAAGTCCAATGTGAGTAGGAGATAGTGCAGTTAACTCTAGAAATACTCTGTTAAATAAATACAGTGTATATGGTGCTATACCTTCTTCTTCATCTTCAAATAAATTATTAAATATAGATGCTGCTGCAATCATAGCAAAAGTCATCGTAAATTCTATAAGGAATTTTTTAACTGCTACTTGATCTTCTGCAGGTAATTCAGGATATGCTTCTAGCATATACTTAATCATATTTATGTTTTCCTGATTCCAAGAAGAAGCAAAGAAAGCAGCAGTAGATCTCCAGTACCCAACATCTTTTTTGTCTAACTCATAGTTATATGATTTACCTCTAAATCGTTTAGATAAACCTTTTATAATCCAAGACTTGTGTGTTAGTAATAAACTTGCCCAAGCATTCTGCTGTGCTGCAGTTTTATCTGTAGGATTCATACCCCCTTCAAATACTGCAACTTGATTACCAATTAAAGCTCCCATATAAGCCATATTAGCTTGGTGCTTTGCTTTAGTACTACCTATTTTTTTACCATTTAACAGTAACTCATGTAGCGGAGTAGCATTTTCATAATTAGGATTTCCTGGTTTTATTATTTCATTTTTATATAATCGGTAATGATCTAAAGCTGCTAAAGTTACACTAGACTTTACACTATAAGCACCTAGTTCAAATCCAGCCATTGTAGGATTGTCTGCTAGTAGTCTAGTAAACTTGTTTTTGTTTAAGTTATCAAATATTTGTTCAGTACTTCCGTAAATACCTAAATCTTGTAGTATTACATTTAGTTTAGATTTCTTTCTTTTATTACCAATCTCACCTACAGCTTCTAAATATAACTTAGGTAATGTCTTTGCTGCAAACTTTTGTGACTTAGTAGAACTATGCTCTTGTAAATAACTATCTAGTTTTGCAAAAGTTTTAGCAGAAATATATCCTGCTGCTTGTGTAAAAAATGATGCTGCTAAGTTATTCTGTGTTACATAGCTTTTAAACTTGTCAACTATTTTAGAAAGACTATAACCATTAATTTCTATTAGCTCTGATTTAGTTTCCCCATAGACAAACATATCTAACATGGTCCTCATCTTTGCAAAATCGTTAGTTGCTGTACCTTTTTTAAGGTTACCATCTTTACTTAACTCACTTCTACCAAAAGCTCCTAGTATATTCTCAAATACAAAAGAAGATTTTTTCATCTGCTTGTTATTTTCTGACATCTTTTTAAACGCCATTATACTTTTAATAGCATCGTTAGTTATCATACTTGGATCTTCTAATCTTGCAGTATAGTATACAGGTACTATTCTTTCTGATGAACCATCTGGTCTACTCCCAATTGCTTTAATAAAACCTACATCATCATTAGTATTAGCTTTTATTGAATCTTTAGCTGCAGCAAATAAACTACCTATAGTGCTATCATTAGAACGCATAGCTATATCTAAAGTAGATGCAGTCATCTGAGGTGCTAGACCTTTATACTTTTTACCTACATCTCTGTACATACTAGTCATAGTGTTTTCTACTATAGTAGCAAACTCTTGTTGCTTACTAGTTAAATACTTAAACTCTTGATCTGTAGGTCTAACAAAGTACCCTGTAGCATTTTTACCTTTTTTATGGTATAAGAAATCAGTATTAGTAATGCCTAATCTTTCTGCGTTATCTAAGAAATCTCTACTAAAGTCCATAACTTCCATGTTAACTTTTTTAAATAGAGTAGTTATCATATAAGATAATATTCTAGCAATAGGGTTTGCAGAATCTGCTCCTGACATAAACCATTTATTAAGAAGACTAGAGTCTACAGATATTTGAGAAAATTCTTTTCTTAAAGCGTCTACATCTTCTTTGCTAACACCTTCTAGACTATTTAGTGCTGTATCTATACTAAATCTATCCCTCATACTTTCCATAGTAAAGAACAAAGTGTTTAGTTCTTCTATTGATTTGTGTAAAGGGTGGTTAGGAGCTAACATACCTTTTATTTGAGTAACATAAGGTTTGTAGTAAGCAAAGAAGGTATCTAAATCGTTTACTTGCTCTGCAGTTAGACTTTCTTGATTTTCTAATTTCTCTAAAGCCTCTTTAGTCTGAGTAGCTAATGTTTGTATAAATGCTATAAATGCTGGATCTTCTGTTGTTTGATCTTTATTAGCATTGTTTATTGCAGTTAACATAGAAGTAACTTGTCCTGCTGCAACCTTTTTATTTTTTCTTTTTAATAAAGCATCTTGGTATTGTGTAATCTTTACTAACATCCTATCTAACAATGTATCTGAACTATCGAAGAATACATCTCCTGTAGGTACATTATTAAAAGCATTCTTATCTGCTTTGTTTACAAACTTAGCTATTTGATTAGCTATATTTTTGTGCGTAGGATTAAACATTTCTTTAATCTTAGCAATAATAGCATTAATAACACCTCTAAAACCTTTAGGGTATGTGTTATTATTAATAGCTTGTCCTACATACTTTCCAAAGATTTCTCTTCTTACTTTAGTATCTACCTCTTCTTGTGTTAATCCAAACCTACTATACTTACTACTATAGTGTTCAGCATGTTCTTTATACAGTTCAGTCTTATCAATATTTGCTAGAGCCTTATCTACCATATCTTGATTAGTAAAGAAATCTACAGCCATGTGTCCAGCTTCCTCTGTAAGAGTCTGTGCATTATTACCTTTGTCAGATAGTGCAATAATTCTGTTAGCAGTATCTGCTAGTCCTACAACTCCTTGTAATCCTGAATTTCTATATCCTATGTTAGTAAGATAAGAATCCATATGCTGTACACTAACTCCTACACTATGAAAGAAATTAGATACTTTATCCATAGCCGTTCCATAACTAGGAGAAGTTTCTTTTTTAAATTCACTCTTTATAGTAGTTGGTCCAGGTTTAGTTACATATACTTTACCATTAGACTCACCAGAAACATTAAATGTTTCTTTTATAGCTTTAAGATCTTCAGAATTACTGTCTACCTTTTTACTATGTTCACTTACTCTAACACCATCTACTTTATTAAATAGTTTAGTTACAGTACTATAATCTGATAATACTTTTCTAGGGTATAGACTAGACCCATCAGAAAACCTATCGTTAGTTACAATAGGCTCTCCTTGATCATTTAAATCTATATCTTTCTTAGAATAAGCATGTTTAAAAATCTGATCTGCTTCATGAGAATTACTAGTTAAACTAGAAATCTTATTATACAGTTTAGATTCAGTTCCTTCTGGAGTAAGGTAAGTTTTCTTACCATCCACCATTTTAATTTGACAACTCATATTTGTATTTTGTTATTTAATTAAATAAATATTATTATGATTTAGAGCAATCTTCTGCGTTAGACGTATCTTCATTAAAGGCTTCTCCAGGATTTACGTGCTCTACATCAAAGTAAGAATCATAGTCTTGAAAACCTGACACCTGTGAATCTTCTAAAGAAGCTATAGATTCTTTAGTCTCTTGCACACTTGACTGTCCTTTACTACTTGCCTTAGTTCCTATAAAAGTATGTAGGTTTGCGTCTTTACTTTGATACATAGGAAATTCAATTCCTCTACCTCCACTAAAAGTTTTTGTATCTGCTACTACATATACTCCATTACCATTGTGAATCAATGGGTAGGTTACAATTTTACTAGTTTGTTTATTATTTATAATATCATCAAAAAATACTTGTTTACTAGCATAAGCATAGTCTGGTAAAAACCCCTCACTATCTTGCATTGCTCTTTTTTCTGCATCATCCATTATAACTCGTTGTGTACCAGTTTCAGTTTTTACTATATTACCTCGTAACATATAAGTAAATTCTGGAGCATACTTTCTTACTATATCTAACGCTGAATCACTACCACTTAGTTCCCCAAAACTCGTTTTATATTTAGATCTTAGCTTTAAAGGCATAATACTCCAGAACGATCCTGGTAATATTTCAAACCCTTGCTTTAGCATTTGATAATCTGCAAGTAATTCTGCAAATCTTCTAGTTTCAGAATTCTCATACATCTCAGACCACATATCCATAAGCATAGTAGTAGTAGTTGGATCTGCATTTCCTAAACTAAATGAATACATTTTATCTGTACCTCTTTTTACTAATCTCTTTTTAATACGTTTAGTAAAATCATTGTGCTTACCTCCTTCTACTATTTTTTTATACTCTGCTTCTAGATCAGGAATAGTATTCTTAAAGTAATTAGGGTCTTGCATTTCCATAGATTTAACAACTAGCCTTGTATTTAACCTTGAATATAACGCTCTTAAAGATTTTTCATTTAAAGGCTTATTTGTCACCTTTTTCATTTGTTCTATAGCGTTCCTAAAATACTTGTGATCATAAGGTAAAATACCATCTAAATGTTTTTTACCTTCAACTAACCCTTGCTCTATTTTATTAATAACCCAAGGTGCTATTTTCTGTACTGTTACATGTTTAAACTTATTCTCTTGCATTTTAGCATTGAACTTATCGTACTTTTCTTTATTTAAATAAGTCTGAGCATAAGATGGAGAAACTCCAGTATCTGCTAATTTAGTAATTGCTAATACATCAGATATTTCAGAAGCCATTGCCATTAAAGCAAAAGTAGATTCTAGATTTCTTTTACCATCTTTAAAATCTTTTATTACATCCATATCAAAAGTTGGAGTATAACTGTCAGGTAAGTTCTTTGCAATGAAACCGTAATCTTGAGCTAATATTTCCATAACTTCTTGTCTGCTTTTACCTTGAGCTTTTCTAGCAAACTCTTTAACTGCAGGTTGATTAACTATAAACAAAGCTTCATTCATACTTCTACCTAAACTTAGTAATACATTAAGTACAGGTAAAGTTACTTGGTTTATATTTAACTGAGCAGCTAAAGGATCTTTTACATTATCTACTGCTTGTGCTAGAGGTTCTGCTCTATTTCTAGATACTTTTTTACCTTCAGTATCTTCTGTTGCAGATAAACTCTTAATCCTTTCAGACATCTCACCATTTTCTATAAACCTAACTCCAGTTTTTAACCCCATCTGTACTAATGGAGCTCCAGTGTTAAAGTTAGCAGATATACCAATATTGTTTGCTCCTGTAAGAGTATTCTCTAAAGCATTAGCATTAGCAGATACTCCTAAGAAAGCTTCTTTATCGTACTTTGGATTTGTCTCTGCTAATTTAGCTTTATGTTCATCTCTAAAACTTTGTAGCTGTTGGTATCCTCCAGGATTCAATCCTTCAAGTGGAGTAGCGTGCTTAAATTTAATCATAAGATCTAATATAGTGTTATCTATACTTTCAATCTTGTTTCCATTTGCGTCTACTTCATATTGGAATCCAAATAGTTTATCAATATCATAATCAAAACCAGAAATATCTGGAGATTCTGCAGGCATTATAATACCATTAGCCATACTTTCTGGTAGTATACCTATAGGTCTAATTACAAACATAGAGTATTTATCCTCAGTAGGTATTCTATACATAAGCATTTCTTTAAATCCTTCTGGAATTAAATCTAATGGGATTCTCTCACCAAAGTTATCTTTTAAAAGAGCATCCATAGATGGGTGCATACCTTCAGGTATCCAAGCTTCAAATATTACTTTTGTAATATTACCATCTTTATCTTTTTCTATAATTACTTCTGGCATATTTTTCTTAGACAAACCATATGAAGATACGTTATACATTGAGTTACCATTTACTTTCTGTATTGTAACGTTGTTACGTACTATAGAAGATAGTACAGGCTCTATAATACTTAACAACTGAGGATCATCTATACTTAATTCATTTTCTTTAATTGCTTCTTGTATCTCTAAAGGAAATTTATCTAAGTGAGTTAAAATAGTTTTTCTTAATGATTCTTTATCTTTAAATATTTCTTTTACTTTGTTACTTGCAGCATTAGTCTTTGCTTGTAAAGCTTCTTGGTATTGCTTCTTTTCTTCTGCCATACCTTGAACATCATTAGCTATTAGCTTAGTTAATTGTATAGCTAACTTCTGCACTTCATTTGGACTAATGTGCGGAGTAGTATCAAGTTGTGCTTTCCAATTAGTCATATCCATAGTTCCTCTACCATCCATAAGACCAATCTTAAACACAGAGTGAGGAGCATATAAATCTATATACTTTGGATTAGTTTCTGATTGGATAGATGCAACTCTACCTTCAAAATCAAAATCAAACTTTCCTTTACCTGTAATAGTCCATCCAAACTTTTTTAATATATCCTTCATCATTTGATTAGTAGCTGCAAACGTAGGGTCTAATACTATTTCAGAATCTTTCTTCTGTATAGGATTTAATAATCCAGATGCATTTTCATGTAGCCCAAAGTAATGTGGCTTATAGATTACGTGCTTATGCTTTTTTATTAGAGTCATAAACTCTTCTTTTGTTTGTGGCATGTCTAACACTCCCATACCTGCTAAACGTACTATAGAAGCAAAAGGATCTATCATAGATTGACCATCTTGTACTGTAGCATAGTATTTATATATAGGGTTACCACTTTTGTCTGTACCTACTTGTTTTTTCTTTCCTATACCTAAACCTAAAGCTTGTAAGTCTTTACTTACTTCTACGTCTAAGCCAGGTAATGTAGTAACACCAGGCGTATCATTATAAGACTCTACATGTATTCTTGTAATAGGCTTACCCCCTACTTGCATTGCAGATTTACTAAGAAATTCTCCTGGAGAATATACTTGCTTAAATCTTTTTACAAAGTCAGTAGCTAACGTACTATCAATACTTTTAAAGTTAGCAGGATCTCCTGTGTAAAGTAAAGTGTACTTAGCTTGTGTTTCTAAAGTTTGAGCTACAAATAATTTTAATTCTAAATCACTATAAGTATCTTTAATATCTGCTTCTTTTAGTTCTTTCTTTAGATTTGCAGTTAAGTTAGCTATTTCGTTCTTTACACTACTTGCAGCTTTACCAGTACCATCATCTTTAATTAAGTATCTTCCAGATTTGTTTTTATTATAATTATCACTACCACTTACAGTAGTATCTTTCATTCTAATACTCTCTTGCTCAAATATATTAATTAAATTTTCTTCTACTACTTCTAAAGACTCAGCAATATTATTTCCTTTAGGTACTTCAATAGCAATCATAGTATGACCATCTCCCATTACAGGAGTTGGAATTGCTCTAGCATTTTTCTTAGATGTAAAGTTAAAGAATAAAGCTAATGATGTTTGTAAGTATTCTTTCTTTGTCATTTGATCATAATCAGAAGACAAACCCTCAGTCTTAATACTATCTATTTCATATAGAGTTGCTTCTGCTAAAGCTTTTGCACCTCCTAATTGATCTAATACTTTACACATAGGGTCATTAGAATATCTGTCAGCATATCCATTTTCATTTTTAATTAACCTTGACTGCTCCATATAAATAGAAGAGGTATATCTATGTGCATATTTTAATTTACCATTTACTCTATATGCTGATTGATAGTAATTAGGTAGTAATATTACAAGCCTATCTAAGAATGCGTTTACATTCTCAAAATTAAATTTAGTATCTTTCCCTCCTTTCCCTGTTTTTCTACCAAGTATAAGACCATTTAACTTATCAACTTGTTCTGTATTAACAATTATACCTGCTTTAGCAAGTGTAGCTTTTAATTCTTCACCTTCTAATAACTTATATGGATCTGAACCATAACCAACACTTTCAACTAAATCTATTAACTGCTGCCTCATAATACTATGCATAGTGTTGTTATTAGCATTAAGAGCTTTTAACTCTTTCTTATCATTAACCATAACTAAAATAGGATTTACTTTCCTTTTCTGTGCTAGTCTAAAGAATGTAGCTTGTAGCTTAGGCTCACCTACTAATTCACTGTATACTTGCTCTAATACCTCTACTTTATTACTATAGTATTTTGATTCTGGATGTGGATTTAATCTTTCCATCATATCAGCTTCACTAATACTACCATGGGTAACTTGTAAAAACTTATTATAGATATTTAAAAAATCTTCTTTTACATCAAACCCAAAAGAATCTATCTCACCAGAGTTAGAATCTACGTTTTGCAGTATGTGCATTGCATCTTCTGATAATGATGTAGTTGGATTTTCTTCTGCTTTCATCCAAGACTGAGTTTGTCTACCACTAATATCTCTACTAGCAGAACCTTCAGTAACATTGTCAGCTTCTTGAGCATCCGCAGTAGCTTCATTTATTTCTTTAATAATAGTACTTAACCTTACTCCTCTTTCTTTTAGCCTTGCTTGCATAGCTATTAAGAAATCATTTTTATGGTTATTATAAGCATCAGCTATTACTTGATAATCTGCATCGTATGTTACTAGATCTTGTAATACTTTCTCCATATTAGTGTCAGAAAGAGCTTTAACTAAGGTTGTGTCATTTCTCTTTGCCCAACCTCTAATACCATCTACTAAAGTTATTACAGAATCTTTTAGTCTTTTTGCTTTAGACGTTCCTGCAGGTGCTCCTGCCATTAAAGCATCTTTTAAAGTACTAATACTATATAGTGCAGTTCCTTCAGTCATTGCTGGGTGTGCAGCTACAGTACCTAAACCTAAAGATAGTTTATAGTTAAGAGTATCTAAATCATTAATGTTATCAGTAAATAAACCTCTAGTCATGTGATATACTTTCTTAAAGAAATTATATATCTGAGCACCTAATCTTTTTAGTATATTACCATTAGATAAACCTGCTAGTCTATTTATTTCAAAAGTCTCGTATTGCTCTGCTAAAAATTCTAAGATTCTAGTAGTAGGATCTAAAGCTGCATCTTGAGATTGTTTACTTATATTTTTATTTGTCGTACTCTTAGGAGTAGCAGTCGTTAAACTTGTATTAAACGCTTCTTGAGTAATCTTATTATTAGGGTTAGCTTTGTTATAAGCTTTAAGTCCTGCTCTTAATACTTGCTCTCTTTGTTTAGGAGTTAATACTACTTCAGTAAGTACATGCATAGCCTCGTGATAAACAGTACTACTGTTAGCACCTTCTCTAATACGTACTAAAGCTTTAGTAAATACACCCCATGCATTAGTACCCCCTATATTATTTAAATCTTTTACTAAAGATATAGGGAAATTAGGAAACCTAGATTTAAACCAATCTAAAGTTTCTTTAGTTACTACATTACCTTTACCTTTATCTAATGTACTTAAATCCCTTCGACCTTTTCTTTTTTGTGTTGTTGGTTGACCAAGACTTAAAAAGTTTTTAGCCTCAACACCTAACTGACTTAATACAGAATCTATTTCCTTCTGAGAAATAGCAAGGCCACTCATTTTACCAGGTACTCCTTCAAAATTACCAGTTAAAAAGAATTTTACAGACCCATCTGGTTTTGTTACCTTTATTATTTCAGAACCATTTTCATTGTTTTTAATTGTTTGATTTATAATTCCTCCTTTTATTGTTTTTTGCTCTAAAGTGTACTTGCCTTTAACTTTAGTAAAAGTAACAACCTCACTAGCTTGTTTTGTTGGTTGTATTTCTGAAAAGTATTTGTCAGTATTAATTACTTTGCTAGAATCTACACTGCTTACAGTTTTATCTATATTGCTTTTCCAAGAATCTAATCCTTTAGTATTATCACCTCTTTTAGTAGCTCTTTCTTTAAAAGCTTCTTTACTAGTAGTTACTACTTTATCAAAATCAGCCTCATTTTCTTCTAAAAACATCATGTCAGAAACAACCAAGATCTTACCTGTTTTTTTAGACTCTGCTACAGCTTTTTTCCAAGCTTTTCTCATTTCAGATTTAAAAGCTTCTTCAGAGTTATTTTTCCTCCATTCATTTAAACCTTTACTGTTTTGCTTATTCTTAGGTAACCCTAAAGCTTTAGCTACTTCTGGTTTAAAATCAGTATCAAAATCTAATACATTATTAGGGTTAGCTTGTTTAAAGGTTGTTTTACCTAATCCTGGATGTCCCCAAACTATCTTATCTTCAGAAGTCAATTTAACTTCACTAGTTTTTGTTGTTGTTTTAGCTTTTTGTTTTTCTGCTTCTAAAAGAATAGCTTTTCTATTTCCATTTTCTTCTCCCCAATTCATTATATTGCCTGATGTTACAGACATTATTTTATTGTCTTTATTTACAAGGTATTTTTTACCTTTATGTTCAACAATTTGTGCTTCGCCTCTTTGTATAGCTAAGTTTCCAAAAATTTTATTTCTATCCTTACTGTCTTTTTTAAATACCTCAACTCCTTTTGAATTATAAATCTTATTACCTTTTACAGTGTAGGTTTGTCTTTTTTTACCTCCAGGAGTATATGTTATTGTTTCAACCTCACTAGTTTGTTGTGTTGGTTTAGAAACTACTCCAGTATCATTATTAAAACTAAATTCTTCTTGCAGCCTTTGTTTTAAATAAGCATAAGTTTGAGGAGCTTTTTCTTTAAGCTTAGCTAATCCAGTACCAAAACCATCTTTAGGAAATACTACTGATCTACCGTCAGCTTTTATTTTAGCTATGTCAGAATCAATAACATCTTTATTAGATTGTAAATCATTATCAGACATAAATGCAGCAGCACTGTTATTAGGTTGAAGCTTAGTAGCTATTCCAAAAACATTTTCATTATTCCTAATTTGTGCTTGTCCTCCTATACCTTTTCTTTGAGTATTATCTCCAAATACATATATCTTATTTGGATTAGCTTTTACATCAGCATTAGTATATCTAGATACAACTTCAACCTCATTAGTTGCTTTAGAAGCTTCTTTATTAACTCTAGTACCTATTTTAAATTGTCTAGCAATCAAAGGCATGTCTTGATTAACATCGTTATAAATAAATTTACTTATTGCTAAGTCTCCATTTACTTTTTTATTATTAATCTGTGTAAAACGCATATTAATAGTACGATTACCTAGATTTTCTAATAACTCCTCACGAGTTAAATTACTAGCTTCTTCTACTCCATTACTACTAATAGCATATGTATTAGTGTCGTTATTTCTTAAGATTATAACATCTGGATCTATTTGTATTTCATTTAAAACTGATATTGTAGTGTCTCCATTTTTTTCTGCTTTACTAAGTTTATCTTTTAAAGTAGCCATTACACTATCAACATCTTTAGCTTTATTTTTTCTCACAGGTATAGTAGCCCACGTAGTAGCACCGTTAGGTCCTACTGTAGGTATAACTTGAAAGAATTGATTTTCACTAATTTTATGATTAGGTAAAGGTATGTCTACTGTAGATGTTTCTTTAGTAGCACTGTGCTCATATTTATTAGTTTCTGCATTAAACTTTACATTATCTATACGGAGTACTAAGGTACTATTTTCACCTACTTTTCTAGCTCTAGCAATAAACCCTGTTCTTACATCATTTTTAACTTTTTTATTTATGTTTAATCTACCTTTACTTACTTGAGTTTTTATAATTACAGTTTCTCCTTTGTTTACTGCAGCTCTTAGTAATGTCATACTAACTTTACTATTACTTTTTGCAAAAGTTTTTCTGTCAGCTCTACCTAAAATAATTCTATTAGGTATTCTATCGTTTACACCATCCATAGAATCTCTTGATCCTGTACCAGGTTTTCCGTATCTGTAGTGTACTAATACATACTGATTCTTTGTTGTTCTCCAATTGTTATCTGGGTCTGGTTCTTGTAGTTCTAAATGTGCTTCTGTAATAGAGTCTCCATTTACATTTCTCCAATCTCTCATAGCTATACCTTCCGCTGTAAGGTTACCATTAATATCTGTAGGTAAAGAATTATCATGTTGTTCTACTGGACGTCCATTTTCATCATAGACAACTTTACCATCTTTAAACAGAAGATCTTTAGAAACAGTATACTCATAATAGTTTTCTTTACGTTGTTGAGGAGTATCATCAATATCTTCTGTAAATTCTATAGCTAATTGGTTTTTGCTTATATCATTTATTATTTTCTGTCTTTCTTCTGGTGACTTAGATTCTTTAATTTTTTCTATAGTCTCTTTATCTGCCTTTGAATCTTCTGCTAATTTTACAGTTGCAGGTATACTTAAAGCAGGATTAGCTTCTACTTTCTTTTCTGCTCTTTCAATTGCAGCTAATAACTCTTTATTATTATTAACCATAGCAGCTAAATAAGGATTTGCTGCATTCCCACTAGCAGCCTGAAGAATAGTTCTTGCTTCTTCTGCTACATTATCACTACCTTCAGCTACAGCTTCTAGTGCTGCTAAATCAAGAAGTTGGTTTGCTTCCTCTATATTCTTTCGATCAGCCTCTCTAGCTTTTTGATCATTAGAACTAAATTTTACAGGGTCATCTGAAATTCTATTTACAAGATCTTGATTTTCTATATAGTCTAGATAATCAGAATTAATACTCTCAGCAAGTTTATTTATCTCTTGCTTATTATCTGTGTATGCTTTATCATTTGCTAAGTCAACATTAGTAACATCTTGATTTTCTAACGCTTTACTAATTGAGCTCTCTATTTCAGCTATTACGTTTGGAGATATACCATTTTCTTTAGCCTTTTTTAATCTAGCTTTTAGAATAAGTAAATCAAAATCTTCTTTACTTAGTTGTGTCTTATCTAAAGTATTTCTTTTCTTATTATATTTTTCTAGAAGATTTTTTGACTCAATTTTTCTATTATCTAATCTTGCTAATGCAGTATTTGCACCAGTATGAGCTGCTTTAAATTTATTTTCAAGTGCCGTCTTAGCTTTTGCATCTTCAATTCCATCAAACTTATCACTCACTTCTTCTAAAGCAGCATTTGCATCTTCAGCTTGATCTTTTAACTCTTTGTGCCCTTTATCTATAGCAACTATATTTGACAAATCTACGTCTGTAACTTCTTCTGTTTTTGCTTTTGCTTCTGCTTCTGCTCTTGCTTTTGCTTTTGCTTCTTCTTCTAGTGTTAATTTATTATTAGTATAAAGAGGATCCTCAAAAGGTTCGTTAGCCCTAAGATTTTCTTCTTCTTGTGCTCTTGCTTCTTCTTCTTCTTTTGTTAAACCCCTATCACCAGGAGTACCATCACCAGGAGTACCACCAGGAGGAGTACCATCGCCAGTATTAGATTTACCTGTTAGTTTTTGTTTTTTCTTTTCTATTTCATCTTTCTGCCCTAAGAATTTATTAGCTAAATCTCCTATACCTTGAAATACAACTCCACCTAATGCACCTTGCACTATTGATTCCCAAAATTCATTGTTATCAAAGTAATCTTCCATTAGATCAGTTGGCTCTCCTGTAGCACTTGCCATAGCTTCTTTACTAAAAGCATACTGAGTACCTTCCTCAAAACCTTCAGATAGAGCTTGTGACCCATAAGATTTTAATCCAGTAAAAGCACTAGATACTTTACCACTTTTACTAGTCTTAGCAGCATTCTTAGCTAAGGGGTTACCATATATCATATCAAACTGTGCAAGATCCATAACAGCTAATGCCCAGTTTGCTTTATATACATCAGAGGCTCCTGAAGCCGCTAAAGCTTCTGCTTCCTCCACTGACTTACCACTTGCTATTAAAGTGTCTCTAATCTCATCATAAGCCTGTGTAGCTTCCATTCCTGATTCAATAGATCTAGATAAAGCTGTAGCTGAACTAGTGTTAGCAATACCTTTATACTTATTAAGTTTTTCCATTGCTCTAGCTCCTGTAGCTGTTTCCGTTAGTCCTCCCTTTATAGCTCTCTCAGCAGTTAGAATATTCTTAGCCATCTTAGGACTAGCTCCTTTCATAACGTTTAACAAACCTTTACCAGCAAGACCAGCTCCTCCCATAGATACTGCCATCATAGCAATAGTAGGACCAAACTGCTCTACAGTATTAGCCCAGAACTTAGGGTTAACTGCATCAGACCATTGTAATCCTTTGTCGTCAGAGGTAGATAGAATTTCAAAGTTTTCTGCTGCTGATTCTTTTAAATCATCTCCTGCAGTTTTCATAATATCCCACACAGTATCATTGTAGCCTCTTTCGTCTCTCCATAGAGAAGCCATATTAGCTCCTGCCCCGAGTACTTCACCTACAATATTAGCACCTAGTCTAACTACAGAGTTACCTAGTGCTGCTGCGCCTGATTGATTTAAAGCTCTTTTATCTTGTATGTCAGTAAAAGAATCAGCTTGAGTAACTACCCCAGTACCTTCAAGAGTACCTTGATAGTTAGACTTTTTAGCCCCTACTCCTAATCCTGTCTTAGGGCTTATTCCTTTTTTTAATCTATCTCCTAAACTCATATATTTGTATATAATTATTTATTAATCTTTTTTATATCTAAATGTAATCCTTGATTTTTACTGCCATGTATAAGAATACTCATACCACCAAATTCAACTCTATCCTTTTTGTAGTTTCCTTTTTCATCTTTAAAAGCTTTATTAAACTTTTTTACGCCTCCAAACTTTTCTACAAACTCAGAAATAAGTTCGTTTGTTGCTGATACGTCTACACCTTCCCCAAGTAAATGTCCACTAACTAATTGCTTATTAAATATCTCGTAATCTGCATTTAGTTTCTTTTGGTTGTTAAGACTCCTTAACATACTAGTAACGATAACATCAGACTTAAAGTTCCCAAAAACCTCAATAAATTGATTTCCAAACTCTTTATCTAAAGCTTTTCTTTCAATTGACTCTGTTGGTGAGAATTTTATATTAGTTGCTCTTCCAAATCCATCTTCGTAATTAGCTAAGTTTTCAACTTTTAATTCTTTGTCATAAGTACCTGCTGGTCCTAAGCTTCTTGTAGTTCCATCTGCTACTACTTCAGTCCTTATCATAGCTAACTTCTGTGCTAAATCAAAACTATCAGTAAATGGCTGCTTATCATACACTTGCTTTCCTACCTCGCTACCTTCTTTCTTTCCAATTTGATCGTGTATTGTAAAAGACTTTTTACCATTTGAATCTTCTTTTATTTGTATAGCATACATATCCCCTATAAACCCTGTATCTACTGCTCTTCTATTACTACTAGCTGCTAACTTGTTTAGTAAATTATCAGTATGAGGTTTGATTGCAGTTGGGTTACCACTGTGAGAAAGCTTTTGAAAGTCGTCATTGTACATTTGATTATATACTGTAACGCCTATGTCAGTAGTTATTATTCTTGCATCTTTACCTTCCCCCTCTAATTTTTGTAAAAATCCTGTCATTATATAATTACCTTGTGGATCAATACCAGTAGCACGATAAGATACTCCTACTATATTGTCTTCTGCTATCTTTTCTTTTGATATTGCTTCTGTAGAATCATTTGTAAATATTTTTATACTATGTAAATCTAGAGCAGGAGTAAATTTTAAGCCACTACCTGAAGCTCCTATACCTGCAGCATGGTAATGTTCTGTTTCTTGTAGGTTGTTTAATTTATCAGTTCTTCCAGGTGGGTCTTGTAAATTTGGAAGACCTTCTCCAGTTCTTAGTAAAGAAGTAAATGTTGCTATATCATAATTTTGATTAGCATACATGTTTTCTAAAATCTCTTCTTGCTTTTCTTGTTTAATATCTTCATACTGTCCGTTAATAGTTTTGTCAAGTAATTCTCTTATGTTTCTCATACCTTGAGTGTCATCAGACATACCTTTAGCTTTATCTCTTATTTCTTTAGCTTCTTTAAATCTAGGTTTTGCTATTTTCTTCCACTTATCTACACCTTTTAGTGCTCCTTCTACAGATCCTTCTAATTTTTTTACTTGTAACTCATTATAACTTTCTTTACCTTCGTTTTCTTCTATATATTTAGCTAGTTTTTCTTTCCTTTCTTCTACTTTAACTTGAGCTTTATCAATGTTATTTTGTGCTCTATCTTCTATACTTTGAGCTCTATTTAATGTTTGTGTTTTACCTTGGTCAGATTTAAAATAAGGTTTTATATCTATACCTTTTTCTTCAGCTAACTTTAACATTTCTTCTGGAGTTATTTCTTCACCATTTAAAACTTTCTGAGATAGCAAACTAAGCTCACCCATAGTTTTTTCTTCAGTTTCTTTATCTATAGCTTTTTTTCTATTTATAAGTCCATTTCTATTTTGTACAACTGCATCTGCTTTAGCTACCAGTTTGTCATACTCTTGTGTTAGTTCAAGCTCAGGATATTTTAATCCTGCTTTAGTTATTTCATTATTTAATTCATCTGCGGTAAGACCCATTTTTGTAGCTAGACCTTTTTTATATTCTGCTACTGAAAGTTTATCATCAAATGTTACTTTTTCTTCTCCTGTGAAGAATGGGTTATCGTCATCTGTATCTTGCATTAACTTACCAAGAGTATAATCAACCATACCCATTTCTCTCTTACTGCCACTTACCCCATAGTCATCAGATGGTAACATTTCTGTAATAGCATAAGGTTCATTATCATCAGGTAAATCATATGAATTTACAAAATTAGAAACTAAAGTTTGATCAGCATTACTTTTACCTCCTATATTTAAAATATCTTTCGATACGTCTTTACTTGATTCTAAGAGATTAGAAATATTTTCATATACATCTTTATTTTCTATTACCTCCCCATCTACTATTTGTTCTTTTTTAACTACTTGAGATTGTGTAGTAACTGTAGCACCTGATTTAAACTTAAATGTAGTATCCGTTACATTTTTAGCATTTTTATTTGCAGAGTTTCCTATATTACTTATAGTAGTCTTGGTATCAAATTGGTAATATGATTTTACAGCTCCTTCAATTGCTTTCCTTTTCATTCTTACAGCTGAGTCTCCATACACTTGCTGTGAATTAAATACATCATTGTCACCATCCATTAAATTAGAGATGTTATCAACTAGTTCATCTATAGTTCGCACTGTCTGACCATTTTTTTGAATTCCAGTAATATTGCCTGCTTCATCTGTAATTACTGTGTCAAACTCTGTTATTGTAGGTAAACTTTCTTTACCATACTTAAGAGCTCTCTCTGAGTAATTAGGTACTGTAGGTAAAGAACCAGGTGCTACGTACCTTATAAAATTACCATTTTCATCGTAAGAACTACTAGGAATATTATTTTCTAAATAATCATTATACATTTCTCCAGATACTCCAGCTTCTTTAAGAGCTGCTTTAGTTTTCTCTGTTTCTTTAAAGTTATTACCCATACCATATACTTCTCCTGTGGTAGAGAAATCAGATTGTATAGTAGACTTTATATTTCTTAATAAAGCATTACCAGCTCCAGCTCCTTGAGTAGCATAAGCATCAGTTGCTTTCTGTATAGAAGCTCTATATTCATCTTGCTTATCTCTCATTGCCTGAGAGTCTCCTTGTAGATATTCAGGTATAGCATTACTTAATGCTTGTACTTCATCGTAACCTGTAGTTATACTATCTAAAGTTTTCTCAGCTTGATTAAGGTCAGGAGTAAATTGTTTTATTCCTGATAAGTCAAGCGGTTTATTATTTAAAAATCTTGAAAATCCCATATTTTATTATTTTTTAGATTCAGGGTTATTAGATGATTTACCGCCCAAATTCATTGTAAGTAATATTTCTTCTTGCTCTTTAGGTGTTTTATTTTTAAAAGTATCAAAAATTTCTTTTATATTAGAGTCAGGATATCTAGCTTCCATTATTTTTAAATTAGCTTGGAACTCTCTATCTGAAACATCTCTGTTAGTTAAAAACTTTTCTAGTTCTATCTTATCATCAAATATTTGTGTACCTCTATTAATTAACGCTGCTTTATTTTGATCATCTGTTAGATCAGTTCTTCTTAGTTCTGCTGCATCTGCTGCTCCTAACTGATTCTTAACATTAGCTGCTTGTGCTTTTCTACTTGCCATTATACTATCCTTAGTAATACCTATCTGTGCTAAGTTCTTTTGTGCTTGTACATTTATATTAGCTAAGTTAGCTGCTTCTGCACTCGAACCTCTGTTTATGTTTCTTAGATTTGCCTTTTGTACTGCAGTTGATGCCGCTAGTTTATTATTTTCATTAGCATTATCAAACCTCATAGTAGAATCAGTTAATCTTTCTACCTCAGTTGCATTAGCATTAAACCTTTTTTTAGTAGGACTGTTAGCAGCTAGACCACTAATTGCTTGGTATAACCCTCTTGCGTTAGCTAAGTTCTTAAACTTTTTTGCATCTTTATCTGCAGTACTTGTAGTACTTGTAGTACTTGTAGTAGTTTTAGGAAGAGTAACTTCTTTTTTTTCTGTATCTGAAGATAATACTGTTTTTGTTAGATCTAATTTTGGCAATGTTTCTACTGTTGTATTATTTATTATTTCTCCGCTTTTTCCTACCCCTCCTACAACTTTTTGTGCATCTTCTTTAGCTTTACCTGTAATAATTTTATTTACGCCATCTTTTAAAAAGTCAATTGGAAAACCTCCTAATTGTAATTTACCTTCTCTTCTTTTCTTCATTGCTACATTAGCCCATAAACCTCTTTTACTTTCTTTACCATCCTTATTCACATAAGTAGTAGAATTCTTTAAATATCCTCCTTTAGCCATTTCATCTTTTGGATTACCACCGTATCCCATTTCTTTTTTTAAATTACCTCCATACCCCATTTCTTCTTGTCCTTCCATCATTTGCTCTCCTTCCATCATAGGTTCTGAACCCATAGCCATAGGTTCTGCAGCCATCTGTGCTTCTTGTTCTGCCATCATAGCAGCTTCTGCTTTAGCAGCTCGTATAGCTTTAGCTTTTTCATTAGACTTCATTAGTTTATCAAGTTCCATTTCTTTAGTACCTTGGTCTATAGAGTTATTATCTTTATATTTTTTATCCATAGCTTCAATAAGAGATTTCATTTTTTTAGGAAATACATATTTTTTACCAGGGTTAATTTGTTTAAAATTATATGCTTTTTCTTTGCCTTCTACTTCTGGACCATTTGGTCCTATAGTTCCGTCAGGGTTAATAGGTACTCCACCATTCTTATGTGATGGTCCTGAGTAATTTTTCATGCCCTCTCCTTCTAGTGATCCACCATTTTTCATAATTCCGTATGGGTTTGTATTCTTTTTTAATTTAATATCTCTTTGTTTTAACTCTTGTATACCGTTTTGTATACCTCCTACTAACTGACCTACTGCCTGTGTTCCTGTTGTTATAGCTCCTAATGGGTTAGCTGACATTGCTAATTTAGCTGCTGCTCCTTTGGCTCCTATGCCTTGTATAGCTTTACCTAAACCTTCAGAAATCATACCTCCTAAATTCATTTTAGTTTTGCCTCTAAAGTCTTGAGCTTCTGTAATACCTTTACCCATTTTAGTTGGCATTGTAGGAGCTGCTTTAGGTAGAGGGGCTCCTGTTGTAGTTGACTCTGCTTTTTTCATATTAGCAGTTACACTATTAAAGTATTCTAGCTTTTTAGGTCTTTCGTCTTTAGGTCCTGCATAATGGTGGTTAACATATACATTACCATAATCACCTTTATTAATGGCATCTATATCTCCAGTACTAGCTTCTCTCATATTAAATAAATCAACCATGTCCTGAGATCCAGGAGACATTTTAGAAAAATCACCATCACTATTTAAAATATCTTCAGGTAAAACTAAGTTATGTCTTTTAGCGTATGTTTTAGCTCTATTTAGAGCTGTTATAGCACTTCCAGAACCACCATCAGTGTCTAGTTCATATTGGTAACCTCCACGCCCAGGAGATGATGTATACCCCTTTCTTGGTACTTGTACAGCTGTGTAATTACTATTAGACTCTGCCTTACGTACTTTACTTTGGTACTCTAGAAAATTTTCTATATTTAGCCCTCTTTCTTCTTTTAAGAAGTTTAAAGCTTCTTTAAAAGTTATTGCTTTTGCTTTAGCTAATTTAGCTGCTTTATCTTTTATATCTGCCATTTTATCTAATTGATTGTTTATTATTAACTGCTAAGAAATGTACAGTAGCTTTTACATCTTGTTCAGATTCAAAGAACAATCTTACTTTAACATACTTACCTTTTACTTTAGATAGTTGGTATTGACCTTTATCTTCTATGTTGGTAGGTACTTTATCTATTGGATACTCATTTACTGTATCCACATAGGCGTTAGAATAAATATTGTTGTTACTACTAATATCCCAAAGTTGAGCTATTTTAAAATTGTTATCGGTTTTAATACAGCTAATGTCCGTATTATTATAATTTATATTTCCAAATGGGTCTGTTACTTGATTAATAGTATTGATACTTTGTTTACCAGTACTTTGAAAATCATTGTATGCCCATACGTAATTAAAGTTATCTTCTATTGGCTCCCATCTTTTACCATCTAGTATCTCAAAGTCAGCTACGTAATCTACACTAGATAAGAACTGAGTCTGTACTAAAGGCATACTTACCTCTATAATCATTGGGTATTTCTTACCATAGAATGTATTAAAGTTTTTATCTATCTCGTGTAAATAGATACCTTCTTTAAATGAGTACATTCTATTTATATTGTTAAACCCTAACTCAGATACATAAGGTTGGAAACTATCCCAGCTTTGCTTTAGGAAAGAATAACAAATAGTAAATGAGTTGTCCTCAAAGTATTTAGAATCTCCATATTCAACTACCTCTATAGTATCTCCTACTGCATAGTAGTATACTCCTAATACTTTTAAGTATGCTGACTTAAGATTAGTTACATCTGGGAAAGCAGGGTATTCTACAAACTCATTAATAGCTACTACATCATTCTTAGTAAGTATTAATCTCTTAAAGTAAGGGTCAAAGTTTAAGTGTACGCTACCTTCTCCTTTTACAGGTAAGTTAGTCTTAAACCAATGTAACCAACCTTTATCACTAAGTACATCTAATCCCTGTCCGTTAAAGTTAAATATCTGACCATTAATTGTATCTACCCATTGTAGACCAAATTCGTTACTACTTTCTGCATAAGCATATTGCTTACCCCCATAAGAAGTATTAGTTTCTCTAAACTGTATTTCAGGTAGTGATAAAAATTCTCCTGTACCTACAAATACATTACTTTCATTTGTTTGTAAGGTTTGAGGATTTACAGGCTTAACAAAAGATGAGTACGTAGTGTTAATAACTAGCCTATTAGCTTTAGCATTTAGTCCTGTTATTTCTCCTGTATTAGAAGTCATGTCTCTAAAATCATTTGCTAAAGTAACTCTAAACAAGTCTTGTGACTCCTCTAAGAAAGATACAGGCGAAAACACATATCTATTAGGGAAGTTATTTAAACAGTTACTACAGAAGTCATAGTTAAACCCTAAAGAATAACTAGCACTTAAATCTGTGTAATTGTAATCTTTATTGTAGTTGTATGGTTCTCCATACGGAGTCATGCTTACTGCAAAATCATTGTTCTCTTCATCATAAGAAGTTAACTTACTATTTAAATAAGCTTTTACTCCTTCCCAATATGCAGGAATGTCATCTCTACTATCAGCACAAATAAATGTTTCTCCACCAATACCACCTTCGATATCATCTTCAACCATAGTATTTGGTGTAAACTCTAACTGCATAGCAGCAAAAGCATTACTTTCTCCTGTATGGTTTAATTTAAAGTTGTAAGTACTATCTACAAACAAGTTGTATAAGTGCTCACTATGAAACTCTGAAGAGCCTCCACTTTCGTCTCCGTCAAAGTAATTAAAACCTTGTTTATAAAAGAAACTTTCATACTTTTCTAAATCTGAAAATACACTAGCAATACTAGCAAACAAACTTTGACCTATACCAAATAATGATCTAAACCAAGAGCCACTTCTTTTTGCTAACATATAATTGTTTAGCTGTAACTCAGAGTTAAATATGTTACCTTTAAAGATAGGGAAACTGCAGCTACCTTTTATTGTTTGGTTGTGTAATCTTTCATACTCTAGGTTTAAAGGATTAGAATATGCATTCTTGTTATAAGTATTTAAACTAATCTTTGCTAACCCACTTCCTGCAGGCATTGTAAGAACTCTATCTGTTTCTATTGCATTTATACTATTAGCTACACTTACGTTAATTAAAGTATCTGTACCTACAGTATCATAACGTAACCTATCTAGGAATCTATTAGTTATTATGTTTACATTTATCTGTGCTGATTGTTCTAGATCAGTGTACCTTGTTGCTTTACTAATATAATTCCAATCACTATCAAAGCTTCCAGCTCCAGTACCATCATTGTTAATAGATTGTAACCAAGATAAACCACTATGTAAACCTATGTTCTTTATAAAGGTTGCATTTTGATATTCTTTCTGTAATGTCTTAGGGGTAAATACTGCATTCCATGTATCTCGGTCTTTACTTTCTCCTTGTGTTTCTAAGTAACTAAACCCATACTCTCTCTTATCTGCGTCTCCTCTACCTCTCATTCTTGATGCTACTCCTTGATCTAGTATAAAGTTTTCATCTAACTTAGCAACTACAAACTCATGGCTTATTACATCTTCATGTGGGTACTCTACATTAAAGAACTGTATTCCTATTCTACCTTCAGGTATTAATCTTCTGTCTGGAAATCTATAGTGTCTTATTGGACTACCTGCTACATCATTACCGCAAATGTCTTTACCCCAAAAGTCTTCAGAGCAGTCAGGTGACTCATATACATTGTCTTCATTTTGGTAATATCCAAACCTACCTTCTAGTTCATTAATTTGGTAAGCAGTATTGTATATTTGATACCTCTTAGGTAGACCTTGTATTTCTTTTAAAGCTTCTAAAGATGCTGTATCTGTTTTACCATAAAGATCTCCTGCAAGTTCTTTATATCTTTCTTCAGTAATAAACCAAGACATATCTTCATTCCAAGTTGGGTATACTGTAGTATCCCATCCTGATAATCCTAATGGTGGTAATGTTTGATTTATAGTTTTATCACTAGGTAAGAAAAATGGCAATGCAGTAATCATTGTTATGTACTCAGGGAAATCATAATCAAATGTTACATTTGTTACAAACCCTTCGTCTAGAAATTCTGTGTAGTATTCTAGTTCATCATAGTTACCAAAGATTGCATTTATAGTTATATCTTTAGTAGTAGGTACTCCATCTAACAAGTAGTTAGCTGTTATAGTTACGACTATATCTTCCCCTAAATTGTTCTGTATGTCAAACCTTGCATTAACAATAGCTTGTACATCAGTTACTACTTTTACTGTATCTCCATCAAAACCTTTATTAGTGCATTGACCTATGATAGGGAATACTGGAGATGTCTTACCATTTTTTAATCTGTATTTTATTCCAAAAGGAATAACTTCGTCAGGCATAAAGCCTTCTCCGTCTATATATGTAGATGGATCTTTATCTACTGCTTGTTCTCCTACTACAAACTTAGCACCTATCTTAGATGCAAAAGGTTGAAATGTATTCCAATTGTATACACTCTCTGTTAAATTACCTCTTATTAGTCTGTTGTCTATCTGTGTTATTTGTTTAGATGTATCATAAATAACAAAAGGTATTAATGCTTCTGCTATATCTATAAATCCATCTTTGTTAGTTATACCTTTAAATATTAGTTTATTGTTAGTAAACAGTTTAGATACTCTTATTGCATCTCTCTGTAAGCCATCTCCTGATGTCTTTCTTAATACTACTAGTCTAAGGTATTTAAATGTAGAAGGAAACTCATCTACTATAACTTCTATTGAGCCATTTACTTTAGGTATACCGCCTATATTAACGTCAGCTGATGCTATGTTATATGCCCCTGTAGTTTCTGCATTAGTCGCCCCCTTAGTGGAGTTAAATACAGGTACTGATAGTGACTCCTTAGTTTTGTATATAATATCTAAATCACCATTTAAAGCCTCAACAATAAATGAATATGTACCTACTTCTAAACTACCATCTAGGTTAGTTTTCTTTACTGATTTAATTTCTATAGAATCAGATGTTACTGCTAGGTTTAATCTCTCTGTAGAGAAAACACCATCTACAATTAATTCATCTAATCTATCTAAGTTTATTCTTCTATCAGGATTAAGCCCATCTACAAAATATATAAGTCTTTCACAACCATTTTTTACTCTAAATGTAGCTCTAATAGGATCTTTAAAGTTTAAGTCTTCTACTAGATACTCTACAACTGTAGTCTTATTAACTCCTAGTATTATATCTTTTTCTCCTGTTAAAAACAAGTATACTTCTTCCTCTCCATTGCACTCTCCTAATAAAGAATACCCAGCATACTCCTTTACCAGAGTATTGCCAGGTTCAGATGACTTAGCTAGTAAGTCTCCATTTGTTGATTGATCTAATGTACCTCTAGCATAAGATATAAAGTCTTTTACTTTAGGATCAAAATCATTAGTTATTCCCTCTATGAATTGAGTCACCATATTTCATTAATCTTTGTGCGTTAGTATTTCTTCCAACTATAGAATCTATATCTGATAGTTTAATCTTAGACATTATCTTGTTTGATCTATAAGACATAAGTAAAGTCTCTGCTCTTTGTAGGAAATTTACTGAGATAGTCATATTGTTAGGATCCATTCCTATTTTATCTTCGTAAAACATTCCTGTAGCATATGCAGCTAATCCTCTTAACAGTTTAGTGTCATCAGGCACTAGTGTGTCTGTACCATCTTTAAGAGTAGCTTTGTATACTATGCTTATCCAGCCAGACTCTAAATCAAATAATAACTCATTACCTAATGTATTAGATGAAAATGTTTCACTACAACTATTCATACATTGCTTAGAAACTAAATCTCTTGTTGTACCTACATATTGTAAAGGCTGTAACCTCTGCTCTTCTTCTAAGTAACTTAAAAATACTTGGTAAGATAAAGTGTGTCTACATATTTTATCTTCTCTAGTAGAAAATCCTGACCCTGTTTTTACTTCTTCTTTACAAGAACTACAACTTACAGTATTATTAGAAGATGTTACATTGTCACATAGCTCTACTCCGCATTTACATTTTACTTTATACTTACATGGAAAGTTAGGGTCTAACTCATCTGTGTAATATATTCTTTGTACTGATACTAGGTCTTCAGGTAATCTTACTTTGTGGTCTCTTATTGGTAGAATGCAGCATACTGTCTCATAATCAGACCTTCCATCTAATGATTTAAAAGCTGTATTAGCATAGAACATTAAATCCATATCTGATACTTCTTTCCTGACACTAGGAGAAACATAGGCTAACACCTTTTCTATTTTTACATTTTTCATCTTGTACTTTCGTTAAGGTTTCTAAATTCTAAAAAGTTATCTTTATAATAATCAAACATATACTTCCAAGAATATTTAGTTAATAATACTCGCCATTTCCATTTTTGGGTCATTACACCATTGTCTTTATGCTTCCTATGCCAGAGTAATTTAAACTTACCACCTTTAAGTCCTAAGTTCTTTTTCCTGACTGTACCTTCATTAAAATCTCTGTATGTGCCTTGGTATCTTTTAATTATTAAATAACCTAATCTATGTGGTAAATTTAATCTAGACCCTTGTCTAAGATACAGTAAAGTAAATTTAAAAATACACTTTAATATAGTTATGTATTCCTTGTAAGTTAAACTATATTTATGATCACAAACCATATCTGTAGGTTTTACATAAGGTATAGTTATTGTTTTATTTACTTTAACTTCTTGGCACTTGTAAGGGTATTCTTTATAAAAATCATGAAAACCCCTATAGCTCATTGTTTCTATTATTAGTTACATCTTCTCTTACTCCTAAACTTCTTAATAAAGATTGTGAAGCTTCGTCTATTGCGTAAGCCATAAAGTCTCCTTCTAATCCTATTTCTACTTCATCAATATTAAAACAGTTTAAAGCTATATCTTCATCAGGATTTTCTATGTAATCGCAGTAAGTAATTCCATCCCATTCAGTTTCATCTTCAAAAATTCCCTCTACTAGTATTGCAGGTATTAGCTGCTCTGTATTTGTATTCCAAAGAATTATTTTTCTATTGAGGAATGTATAAGTTACTACTCCTTTTTTTATGTCTATTAGTTGGTTTGTTTTTTGCTCTTGAGTACTTACAGGAAATATTTCTTTGTAATCTAAAGTATAAACTCTTATCTCATCTCTATATTTTCCTGAGTAAGTTTTAGGTATTTTAAATACAGTCTTCTGTACTTTACAACCTATATCTACACAGTCACAATCGTGTGAGTTATCAATCTCCAAAGGAGTACAATAGACTGCTTTTAATCTGTCAGAAGTTCTATATGCTTCTTTTATTCTTTGTGACTGATATTTGTTTATATATATTTTTAGCTCATTCCATAAATACTCATTTGAGTATGTACTGTCATCTTGAAATTTTTTTATTCTATTTCTAAGTAAGCTAATGCCTTCAACTATTTTCATAATTTATTTATTTATTCCATTCATCATTGTAATAACACATGTTATCACTAGATTTATAATATTCATCTTTTTTACTGTAAGGTAACTTATTAGCTATTCTTTCTAACTCACCAACTAAATAATCAAACTTACCATCTTCATTATCAAAACTTAGGCAGTTTAAGTATATCTTCTGCCTTAGACTTAATTGTTCCGTTGTACTCGCTCCCATATAAATTTAAAATTTCTTGTGCTTCATGTGTAAGATCTAGTATAGGATATACCTTGTGTGTTCTATTTTCAGGATGAAACCATACTAACTCTATATTCTCTACTGGTACTCTAATGTCTGTGTTCTTTTCTAATATGTTTTTATATATACATTGTTGTAAGGAATAAATAACATGCTCACATTCAATCAAATGGCTAAGTGGTCCTGTAAGGTTTTTTCTAAACTTGTGGGGATCATCTTGCATATGAAACTGCTTGTCTGTCTTATAATCTCTTATACATATTCCTCTTTCTTCATCTCCAAAGATCTTATCAAAAGTCCCTGAAATACCGTAATCTAAGTCATACATCATTACCTCTGAACCTATGTAAGTAAACTGACTAAAGTCTTTTAAATACTCGTCAGCTTGCATTATAATATAATTCATGTGGTCAAAGTATAGATATAAATCTTTAGGATGTAAATCAAATACTGCTTTGTCCCATTTAGGTAATCCTTCTCCTTCTAGTGCAAACTCAATGTATTCGTGCAAGTAAGTACCTTTAGTGTTTCCTAACCATCTTTTATAGTCCCACTCTGCTTGAATACTTTCTACTGTTCTGTTGTCTCGTTTAGCTATTGCTTTTTGTATAACATTCCAATCGGTCTTTTTCTTGAATCTTGCTTTTGCCTTTGAAACTGAATTAAGGTTTAAGTCTTTATTATTTATGTAATATTTATGAGCTATTGGCTCTAGCTCTATGCCAGGAAAGGCATTTAAGATTTGTTTTTTGATATCTTGCATATAAGTTTTATTAAATAATTAAAAAATAAAAAACAAGGAAGAACCACATTTGGTCCAACCTTGTCTAACTAACAAACTTATGTTATTTGATTCGGTATTCTTGCATACCTTTAAATCCTATTTCTTTATCGTATGAGTAACTTTGTGCTGCCCTCATAGACATATATGCGTTATCTTTATGCCATTTGTCTGTAACACCTAATGATGTAAGGTATCTTACTACAAAACCCCTAAACTCTTTCGTTTGTTGGTGGTGTGTGTGACCAAGTATAGCTTCTCTGTATAATGTATTACCCCATAACTTTGGTTGCTCTGCTGCAAATACGTTAGGGTAATCAGCCATTTTTAATTCTCCGTGTTCAAACATAAACCCTGTAACTCCGTACTGACAATACTGTCTGCTATCTTTGTTATTTAAAATGTTTACGTTATCGTTATTCCAAAAGTATCCTTCTACTGCTCTAATCAATGTAAAACTTTCGTATCTATCATGATTACCTGCAATGTGATAAACTTCTATAGGTGCTATAGTAGCTAACCAAGAAAGAACATCTATACAATCTTTAAAAGCTGTATCGAAGCAAGCATAAGCGTCAGCAGAATCATGCTGAGGAGTACCTTTAGTAGTTGCTTTGCTGTTTCCATCTGAGTTTAATATATCGTTTCCTATTGGTACAATAAACTTTTCTATTGTATTTGTATCATACCTGCTTACTAATTCTGCTACTGCAGTCCTAAAAGACTTACTTGTTATCTCTAAAGGACCTTTTCCATAGTGTAGATCAGGTATAGATAATAACACTGCTTGGTTAGCTTCGTCTTTAACTTCTAATTCAGGATACTTTGGTGAATGTATTTTAAGAGACTCTATAAGTTCTTCAATTTTACTATCCTCTGCTTCAGCATCTTCTATTTTTTCTAGAGACATCTGCATGCTTCCCGAACGACCCCATGCTTTTTTTATTCTAAATCCATCAGGAATATCCATTCCTTCTACTCCTGCATAGTAGTTGTTACTATTATCTTCTACTATTGGACCATTATAGTCAGGTGCTAAATTACCTGTCTTTTCATAATACCTCCAAAAATCATTTGCTTGTTTAGAATCTTTTAAATCATACTTAATTGCGTAATCATTCCAAGTTCCTTGTTTGTCGTTAGAGATCAAGTCTTTTATAAACTCTACTCGTCTTTCTGTTAAATTCATTTTAAGTTTGTTTGTTAATTAAGTTAGTTATTTACATTTAATAATGTAAGTAGAAACTTATTTACGTTATTAATATGACCACAAGATATGTAAAATAACTGACAATACCAAATATTTTAATAGTTATTTTTTTTAAAAAAAAGGAGTTAAATCAACCAACTGACCTAACTCCTTAAGAATCAAAAGACTATGAAGAAATCTTATCTAAATTTAATTATTTAAATCTATTAAATTTAAATTTTTATCTTTACTTTGCTATAAGTTCTTTAGTTATTATAGCTACTAACAACATACTAGTTACTCCTCCACCCCATTCTAACCATTTATTTTTTACTTTTAATTTAGAGTTTTGCCATTTAAGAGCTTTTATTTCATCTTTATATGTAGTATGTACACTAGCGCAATTATTATATAAATCTTCTATTAAAATAAGTTGTTGGTCTTTTTTATCTATTATAATGTCTTTATCTGCAATTCTACTAGAGTAATTATTTATTAGTATATCTTTACTTTCCATTAAAGTAGTCATTAAATCTATTCTAGTGTTTTGTGCAGTTACTTCTAGTATTAATAAATTAAGCTCCTCGGACTGCTTATATAACAAGTCTATTTGCCACGGTGCCAACTCATACAAACCTGTGTTAGGATTTTTAAACGTAAAATCTTGTGCATTACTTGTTGCTGTCACTAGCATTAGGGCTGAGATAAAACTCATTATTAAGCCATATTTTCCTTTGCTCATCTGTAAATTCTGTTTTATTATTACTTAAAGAATCTCTAAGTTTGTAAATGTTATCTAATACTTCTTTGTTTTTAGCTAATTTAGTATAAGCTAAGTTTACTTTTTGATTTAATTGTTTTAGTTTTTCTTCAGATTTTAATATAGTGCTGTTTTTATGTTTTATTACAGTAATAAGAACATCTATCCTAGATGTAACACTATCTTTATATATTGAGTGTTCTTTCTTTTCCTTAGTTAAGTTAGAATACAAAGGCTGCATATAAATATATATATAAATACAAGTGCCTATTGCAATTAAACATATTAAATTCCATAACCATTTAGCAGCTATATAAGGGATAGGTATTTTAATGTTGACATTCTCCATGATATTCTGTGCTTTTTAATTGGGATCTTTTATCAAATACAACTAAGTTTCCTTTTCTAGTATCTATATGTATATGTGAGTTGTACAATCCTATACCTGTAATACCAGAACTTTTAATAATTTTTATAATATAAGCTTTGTTAACTACATCACTAACAAAGTTCTCGTGCGCTATTCTACTAATAAAAGAAATATCAATAGCTCTACCAGCTAAATGCTGGCTATACTTTGCTCCTCCTGCTTTATCATTACATTTTCTGTATCTATATGAAGAGTTAATTAGTATAGAGCTTCCATAAACAGCTCTGAGCTTTTGTGCAAAAATTATAAGTTTATTATCAAGTCTATGTTTATTTAACCCTACACATTTAGAAAAGAATTCAGATATATGAAAGTTATTAGTTATAAAATAGTTATCAGTTTTATTTATTTCTATGAATTTATTAGGACCAAAATTAAGACCAAAAAATATTCTTTCATCAAATGTCCAACCCATGTTAGCTCTATAAAAAGGAGCCATCATACTATTAGGGTCGTCGCTATGATTTAAACCAAAAATATGACCCATTTCATGAGCAGTAATATTGCTTATGTTTTTAATGTTTTTATAATAAATCATTAAACTATCAGGAGTATTTTTTCCTGGGGGCATGTCGTAGTTATCAAAAGTAATATGTTGTATCTTACTTGTATCACAATTGGGGTATGTAGCTCTTGCTAAAGTGCCATCTATCCCATCCATGTACTCGTATTTAATTACTAAATCTAATTTTTTTGAAGTACTAGAGCTTGGTAATTCTTGAACATATTTATTAGCAAGTATAGCTGTTTTTTTTATAGCTAAATCTATATCTTTTTTCACTAAATTAAAACCATCTACTGGAGACTGATTTGAATGTTTATAAAATATAGTGTCTATTGCTTTAAAACTACACATTGCCTGTCTGAATTGGTCTTCAGATTCTATAGGGGAGTTATGTAGTACAGTTGCTACCGCCATCATTTGCCTGTGCTTTATACTTTGACCATTGCAACAGTAGGATAAAGCTATGCAAATAAATAAAAAAATAATATTTTTCATGTCATGTTAAATTGTTATTATTATTAAAAATATTGAGTCCATACTATTTGTATTTCCTCTGTAGCAGAATCACAATTAGTTGCTGTTACTGTAAAGTCACGCATAGAAATATTTGCACTATTACAACCCATAACAACACCAGTATTACCTATTTGTATATCAATTTCATACTCATCTTCGCTAAGTATAGTTGTTGATCCTACAGTATCAGTTACAGTCCAAGTTACTGGAATGTCTGAGGTAATAACTGCATGCTCAATCTCAGGTGTACAATCCCCACTACCGGCTTTAAATCTGTAATCTTCACCTCTATTTCCAAAGCAAATAGGTTCGTCACATAAATCAGCAAGGTTAGTAATTGTTATAGTTGGAGTGACAGGTATACAACAATCTGCCTCTCTAAGGTAAATGTTTCCACTATTGCTACCACTAGTTATACTATCTATAAAACCATTAAAATTATATATTTTTAAATAAATACCACTACTATCTGTTTCTATTACTTCTATAGAAGCGGCAGCACTACATCCGTTAGCTAGTAAGTATGCTAATAATGCATCTTGATTAACTTGGTCAGTAATTGAAGATAAAGGTGCATAGTAGATTTCATTTGTTCCTGCTATTGTTACTCCAAAGTTAGTTGCTGACTCTTCTATAAAAAACATTTGACAATCTACTGTAGCGTCAGTTATACAACATCCACAATTTTCATATTGAGTTTGAGTTATAGTTGTTACATACTGTTCTCCATTAGAATCAGTTTGTCCTGTAATAGTACAACCACTTGCTGATTCTATTGTATTAACTTGCCAGCTTAGTCCTATTAAATCTCCATCTGCAAAGTCACATATGTCTATTGGTATATCAAAATTGTTTACTGTAGTGTTACCATCAACCGTAAATGTTTGATCAATATTTCCAGTAATATAAGATACATTATTTACATATACAGTATAATCTAAATCTATATCTACTGTAGTGTCTACACACTCACAAGAAGCATCTGTTAAACTTGTTATTCCTATATTTAAATTAGTACAAGTTAAAGTTTCAGGTACTCCTGAACCGCTAATTTGAAAGTTAATTGATGGATCACAACAGTCTTCATTATCAAAAGTTAATATAGTAGGCTGCCCACAAGTAAATCCATTTGTTCCTGTTGGTGTCCACTCTACTTGAAACAATACTTCTGATCCATCTGTAGCATTCCAAGTAGTAGTAGTTTCTAAAGGTAAGAAAGGACCAGTAGATAGTAAATCTTTGTAAAATATTTGCAAAGTACTCCCTGGTAAATTACAATAAAAGGAATCAGTAACCATTTCATATATTGCTGTTGTTCCTCCATTTTGTGTGTTAGTACCGTTACAAGCTGCAGATATCATATTTAGCAAACCACTAGGCATATTATCATAAAGATTTAATGAAGTTTCACAAGCTTCTACAGTTTCACTATAATCACCTATAATAGGTGATATAATTAATTTTTGTGTTATTTCAACTCCACACCCTGGGTCATTATTAATAACCCATCTAGCTATAGTTAATTCTCCACAAGTTTGTTTATCATCTGCTATTCCATTAGTAGTAAGATTTCCTGGTATATTTAATGTACTAAAATATAAAAAGAAAACTCGAAAAGATGATGAAGTATAAGCAAGAACTGACCCTGCAATAGGATATGATATTTCTATAGCCCCCCCTGGAGCTATAGGTATAGTATTTCCATCGCACCCTCCAATAATAGTATCTAAATCTATATTTTGAGTTCCAAAATTACCACTGTCTACAAAACTACCATCAGAGTACATCCAACTATAATCAGAATCTCCTTGTTCTGTTCCATCTCTACATACATATATATCTTCAGCAGGTCCAATCTCTGTAGATGTATCATATATTTCTATACTTGCTTCTACAGGAGCTGTACAATCCCCATTTTCTACTATATATTCAAAAGTATATATACCTGGAGTTAAACAACTAGAAAGAGTTGCATAAGTAAAAGTATCCCCTGTATAGTCTACTGAGTCTAAACAACCCTGATCAGTTGAATCTATAGTAAAAGTTACACCTCCTGTAGGTTGAGATACTTGAGTCCAAGTACCTCCTGGAGTATAGCCAGGGTCTAATAAACTACTTAAACAAAATTGCGCCATTGTATTTTTTTTATTATTAAATAATTAAACTGAAAAAAATAGTTATATCCTTAGAGTAAGTTACGTTATACTCTAAGGATATAAACTAATGTGTAACTTTTAGTTACAAACTGCTAATGAAGTTGCAGTACCTGCTACTAATGCTGCTGTAATTTCAAGAATAAATGAAATTACTTGTGTACAATCAGCACAAGATTCATCTACAGTATGGTGCCCACCAGCAACTGATAATGTGTAAGTTACAGTAAAACTACCAACTACGGCAGGAGTAGTAAAAGTAATAACACCTGTTGATTGATCTAATGTACCTGGGTTGCCTCCTATTGCCCATGTACCTCCAGATATATAATTACCTATTTCGGCAGTAAGATCATAATCTACAGGAAGAGTTGCTTCACAAAAAGTAAGATCCGAAGTAGGTGCTGTCATATTTGGACTATCAACTACTTCTATTTCAAAACAAGTAGTATCTCCACATTCAGTTGGAGTAATTAACTCACCATCTTCTGGATTATTATCTCCTACAATATATGCAAAACCATAAAACCCTGCTGATGCTCCTCCAAAATCAATAGTTTCTTCATCAGGTTCTAGTTTTATTTGAGGATTTACACTAAAGAGTGTACCAGGAATTTCAGTATAGGGGTTACTAGTATCTATTGGAGCTATTGCAAAGTGATCTTGAATTCCAAAACAAGTACTATCTTCACCATTTGCAGGTACTTGACTACCTGTACTAGTACTCACGTATCCTAAGTATACAAAATACCCTCCTGTAGATTGATTAGTTAATTGATCATTTAAATTTATTGAACAAGCCATTTTAATTTATTTTATTATTAATTTTTAAAAAAGTTAAGAACATACCATTTGAGAACTTCCATTCCCTGCAGATACTGCTTCTGTAATTATTATTGTTATTGTTTCTGCTGCCCATCCGCAAGATACACAACCGTCAAAAATTGGGTATATATTATTTGGAGTAGAAACAGAATATGTAAATGTATATGTGCCAACTGGCATACTATCTGTATTAAATGTAGCTACGTCACCTAAAATAAATAATCCTGGGTTACAGTTATTAAAAGCTATTGTGTAATCTCCACCTGCTGACCATACTCCACCTGCGTCTTCTCCTACAAGTAAATCTCTTAGTATAAGACACTCTGGCTCTATTTCACAAACAAATTGTGTACCTATATCATTACCTGCAGTTCCTGCTGATACAACTTGTACTACTGTCTGTGAAATAGAAGTACAACCGTCTACAGTAACTTATTTACTAAAAAAGTAAAATCCTACAGCTGCTCCTTCAAAGGTATAAGATGGACCAGAAATATCTCCTGGTGTTAAAGTAGGTTCTACACCTCCCCAGCCTCCTGTACCAGGAGTACCTATAGCTACT